ATGCAATTTGCACCGCAACAGGATGAGGCCCTCAAGGCCGTTTCGCGCTGGCTGAAGGATGGGCGCAGCCAGGTTTTCCGGCTGTTCGGTTATGCCGGCACCGGCAAGACGACGCTTGCCAAACATTTCGCCGAACATGTGGACGGAGAGGTTCTGTTTGCAGCCTTTACCGGCAAGGCGGCGCAGGTGTTGCGCTCCAGAGGCGCCCGCAACGCCAAGACTATCCACTCGCTGATCTACCGCCCACGCGGCGAGGAGGCGGTCGAAGACGAAGAGACAGGCAAGACCTCGATCGCGCCGATGTTCGCCATCAATCGCCAGAGCCCCGTCGCCAAGGCAGCCCTCATAGTCATCGACGAATGCTCGATGGTCGACGAGGCGCTTGGCAAAGATTTGATGAGCTTTGGTACGCCAATCCTGGTCCTCGGCGATCCCGGTCAGCTGCCGCCCGTTTCAGGCGGCGGTTTCTTCACCGAGCAGGAACCGGACTATCTCCTGACCGAAATCCATCGCCAGGCGCAGGACAACCCTATCATCCAGCTCGCCATGCAGGTGCGCGAGGGCAAGGAGATCATGTATGGGGATTACGGAAAGGCGCAGGTCATTTCACGCGACGAGGTGACTCAGGATCTTGTGCTCGGTGCCGACCAGGTTCTTGTCGGCACCAACCGCACCCGCAAGCGCTATAACCAGCGCCTGCGCGAGCTGAAGGGCTTTACGGCCGATTATCCGCAATCCGGCGACAAGCTGGTATGCCTGAGGAACGACCAGGTCAAGGGCCTGCTCAACGGTTCGCTCTGGCAGGTGATGAGCGCCTCACGAGAAACGGTGAAGCCGGGCATCAACCTGATGATCCGCCCGGAAGACGACGACATGGATCGCGGTGCCGCGAAGATCAAGCTTCTCAAGGCTGCCTTCGAGAGCGAGGAAGAAATTCCGTGGTCGATGCGCAAGCGTTACGACGAGTTCGATTACGGTTATGCGCTGACGTGCCACAAGGCGCAGGGTTCGCAATGGAACAATGTCGTGTTGTTCGACGAGAGCTTTGCGTTTCGCGATACGCGCGAGCGCTGGCTTTATACGGCGATCACCCGGGCCGCCGAGACGCTGACGATTGTAAGATAGAAGTCGGGGCTTGGCCCTAGCCTCCGCTGTTTCAATGGCCATGGAGGTCGTTGACAATGAACCGGGGACACGGCAAAAGCGTTGGTACCGCAATGCCGCGATATCGTTGAATCGGTTGACGGCATTCTCAGGCAGATAGGATGCCTGGATCGCGGACGAATTTATGGGGTTGGTGAACTCATGGCTGCGAAGATCTATCGTCCTGCAAAAACTGCAATGCAGTCGGGCAAGGCCAAGACCCGTCTGTGGGTTCTGGAGTTCGATCCTGAAACGCCGCGCAGCATCGATCCGATCCTGGGTTATACGTCATCCGGCGACATGAAGCAGCAGCTCCGTCTGACTTTCGAGACGCAGGAACTGGCTGAAGCCTATGCGCAGCGCGAGGGCATAGAATACCGGGTCATTCACCCGAAAGACGCAAACCGGCAGGCAGTGTCCTACACGGACAATTTCCGGTTCAATCGCCTGCAGCCCTGGACACACTGATTATTGCGGCACAAAGCTGCCGCCTATAAGGCCCCTTAGCTCAACTGGATAGAGCAGCTGCCTTCTAAGCAGCAGGTCGCAGGTTCGAGTCCTGCAGGGGTCGCCAACAATTTCAACGACTTACGGAGCGATCTTGGTTCGTCGGTTTGCAGAAATCCGAACCGGTTTGCAAAATCCGTTCCTACGTTGTTCTAGCCACACAACCTAGAAATGAAAAAGCCCGCATCAAGCGGGCTTCTTTTTCTCTGTTTTTTTCTGGCTGGACTGGAAGTCCTCAAGCTTCCTGATGGCTTCCTCTGCCAAGGCCGTCTTGCCACCGAGATAGTGGGCATCAAGGATAGCTTCGACATCCTTCAGGCTGTGTCCGGTGATGGCGGCGATCTGAGCAACAGAGCATCCCGCCAAAGCCAGCCTGGTGACGGCGGTGCCGCGGAGATCGTGAAACGTGAGATCTCCACATCCAGCTTTGTTTTTGGCCTTTGACCAACTGGTGTTGAAGCCATCCGGGGTCCACGGTTTTTTGTCTCGCTTGTTTGTCAGGATCACTGGCGAGATCTGCGGCAGAGTGTCGAGAAGATCCCGCAGCTGTCCGCCGGCTAGGATTTTGACCCGAGCTCCAGTTTTTCCCTGCTTCACTTTTATGTGCGTGCCATCGTAGTCACTCCAAGGCGCCCTCAGCAAGTCGCCCTTTCGCTGACCTGTCCACAGAGCCATGATCACAGCAGCCTTGATTTCTTCGGAGGCTACGGCGAACAGCGCTTCGAGCTTCTCGTCGGTCCAGATGCTTTCGTTGCGATCCGCCACGTACAGGCGGCCGCCGCGCTGAGCTTGGTTGACGTTGATTCGCCCTCGATCCTTCGCCACCGACAAGACCCGCGCCAGAACCATCCATGCGAAATCAGCAGTGCGAGGGCGGTCGGCCATGGTGTCGCGCCATTCCTTAAATTTGCCTCGTGCGCGGTTATCCTGGATGGCGACGAGCGACATCTTCCCGAACCTGTCCCGGATCTGGTCGAGGTAACGATTGTAGTTGCGTGTCGAATCCTTCGACAGTTTGGTGAAGTCCGTCGATGCCCGGTACTCAGTGATTAGCTTGTTCATGTTCTCAGTCGGATCAATGAACCGATCCTTGGTAGCCTCAACAAAAGCCCGCATGAGAAGCGGATCTCCTGGTTGGATAGGGCGACCGGCCTTATCCTTTAGGAGCGGACCGCCACGCCAGGCATAGCAGTAAGTTACGGTCTTACCGCTTGCGAGGCGCTTTTTTACCGTGGCTAGGCCCTTCAGTTTTTCCCGAGCCATATTCCCGCTCCCATTTTTCGAACTCGTCTTCCTGATTGTCGTTGGCGACATCAAGGCCGCTGATGGCGTCGAGCTTCGCGTCAATTGCCTTCTTATCCCACTTTCGCGTCCCTGCGATTGCCGCTGGCATCTTATGGGTGGATACCCAGAGGGAGAATGTCGATTCGCCGATGCCGAGGTAGGCTGCCGCCTCTCTTCTGCCGAGCAAGCGAGGGCGGTTGTCATTTGCCGGTGACATGGTCACGCCGCAGCCCTCCTTTCGGCTTTTCTTCTCGCGGTGCATATCCGCCACTGCTCACGGCGAATGGCGGCATGCTTCCGATTAATGTGATAGTAGACCGTGCCTGTGTGGACGCCGTAACGCTCCGCGATCTCCTTGACTGGCACATTGCCGGCCAAGGCTCGCCACTCGTTGGCGGTTTTGAGGGTGATGCGTTTGGTCATGGGGTAGCCACCTCCGGTTGCTGTAGCGGAACCATTTCGTCAGCGGATGCTTGTAGAGCGGGTTCGATCCTGTTCGAGCCTAGAGGCTGGCCGAATGCCCCCCGGCCAGCCTTTGATGCGGGCGCCGTTGTCTGGCGTCCGTGGTCGTCGTGGAACAATCCGATGTGTGGCTGGTTGGCTCCGTGTCGCGCTCCGCGACGAGGAGGCAGTACATGCCAGACAATCAGAACCCAGAGCAGCAGGACGACGAAAAGCCTGATCAGAAGGCCTATCAGAACCCCGGAAAGGATAAGGACCATCCGGGCGACAAAGCGGCCAATAAATCGGCGACTGAACCTAGCGAAGGGGAGCCGCCTAGGCGATAGTTGAAGCCCCGGCTGGGTTATTGCCCAGCCGCTGGTGTGCGAGAAATAACTCTTCAACTCGATCATTGGGCTGAGCCCTTCTCCATCGTCTCGGGGGCTGGGAGGCGATGCAGGCGAGCGAGAACGTCAGCTGCGATCTCGTCAGACTTATCCCTGCCTCGGTAGCCGGGCGCGTTGTCCCTTGGCAAATTTAGCGGGAGGCGAGCGTCATTGTAGCCTTGGTCATAAGCGGATCGGATCGCATCTCTGATGAAACGCTCACCAATTTCACCAACCGATTGCGTAACTGGCGAGGAGGGCGTGTTTGTGTCGCCGGTCATCGCCCCATCCTGTCGATCCCGGTGCCAATGGCCGCCCCTGCGGCAATGCTCACAAGCGTCCAGACACACAACAACAATTCCCAATTCGTCATCACTTCGCCTCCAAGGCATATCCGCGCCAATTAGGCATCGGACCGCAGCCGCGCTGCAGGGTGGAAGTGCAGCAGCCCGAAAGGGCCGCTGCGAGGATCAACAGAGCGAGCCTACGCGGCACGGCGTTGAGGCCGGCGGTTATCGTTTGCCGGGCGAGCCTTGGTGCCGCTGACCTGGCGCAGTGCCTCCGCAATTGCCTGATGCCGGCGATTGCGCTTTCGCTCGTGCCAGCCGGCGACAGCGGCAAGCACCTTCGGCGTATTGGTGTTGGTGGTGAGGTTGGCAATCACTTCGAGATTGTCTGACTGGCGTGTCGGCACGAAATCCGCATGGAATTCGGCCGCAAGTCTTCTGGCGTCCTGTTGGCGCATGGTGTGTCTCCTTCTGTGGTGTGGTGATTGGTGACCGGCGCGACCTTGATGGAAGTTTGGCAGCCACCATCCGCGGCCGCGCCGGTATTGCCCCGAGGGCAATCAGAAATTCAGATGGCTGCCCCAAATGGTGATGGCAGCGATGCAGCTACCTGCGGCCAGTGCGGCGGCGAGGTCATGCAGAAAATTGCGCAAGGTCATGTGAACCTCCAGTGCGTCGGCGTGTAGTAGACGTACATGGAGCCGTCTGGATGCCACCAAAGATTGCCGTTGCGCTTGAGCTTCTGGATATTCCGGATGCCGTCCGCGTCGTCGACCTTGGTCTCCACGACAACTCCAACAGGCGGGAGCTTGTCAGCTGTGGAGAACCACATCAGGCAGCGTCTTGCTGGTCATCCCAGTCAGTCCCGTCAATCATCGACGACACGGAAAGAACATCGAAGCGACCGCCGTGCAGTTTCTGCAGGCGAGCGGCTTCGGTACGAGCCGATTCGGCATTGGGGTGTTCGAACGGATAGCCGTTCGGCGTGACACGGCCGTTTCGGTCGCCGCGACGAAACACAAAATGCCCACCGCCGACTTTTTCGTTCCGGCGCGGGCGAGACTTCTTCTTTGCCTTATGGTCAGGCCGCTGCATTGGCTCGGCAGAGCTGGCGAGCGTTCTGATGTCGTCGAAGTCTTCCGGGGTAGGTCTGTACATTTGTGATCTCCTCAAGAGCGTGGTGCTCGCCGCGGTTCCAGCGAGTGAGGAGATGTGTACACTGTGCAGAAATCAAAAACAAGTACGTATTGTACAAAATAATTACGTACAGATATGTGGCGACTGCCTCAAGCTTTTCTTAATCGGCGAATCAATTCGACTCGACATCACGATGGAGTCCTGCTTACAAAAGAGAACGAAAAGGGAACGGGGGTAGCAGCGATGCGGCATGCGCCAGTCAATCATCCAGATGCAATGCGATTGGTAATCGAGCTGTCGAGTCTCTATGTCGCGTGCGACGACTGCGGCCATTTTAGAGTGCTCAGCATCAGCGGCCTACGGCGTGCGTCGGAGTTGGGCGTCCACAATTACATGCAGCTCTGCCGGAAGATCAGGTGCAGTGAGTGCCCAAAGGCGCCTCCGGCCCATAGAAATCTGACTATCCGGCCGACATGGCTCGAAGAAGTGGTTACTGCTTACACCGTGGCGTGAAAGACGATCTTGTGAACCGAAAACACTCGGTCCGAGTCAAACTCGAGCTCGTTCGTCTCTGTCTCGTCCGGATTATGCTGCCAAAGCCTGGTTACCTTGGATGATTTCGAGACGAAGCGCTTTATGTAGCTCTCTCGGCCATTTTCCTCGTCGGTCAGCAGCTGGACTACGACGTCATCGCCCTGCCGTACAGGCTCATGAGGGTTCAACCAGACGGTTTCTCCCGCATAATACCGTGGTTCCATCGATGTGCCGTACACGCGCACAGCGTATGCATCTTCGACGCCTTCCAGCATTGGCGGCGTGAAAACGCGTCCGACCTCACTTCCATTGAGAATAAACCGGCCATTCGCACCGCCTGCGGTCTGGCCGAGCAGGGGGATTGATTCTGTCGCAGAGAACCGCTGCCAGCGGGGAGGGAAGCTGGCGTTCGGAGTTGGCTTGGACACTTCGATCTCTTCGACGAGGTCGTGGCCCAGCAGGTGCGACACGCTCACCTTAAACGCCTCAGCGTACTTGCGTGCGAATGGTTCGCTGATTTTTCGCCGGCCTAGTTCATGGCTTGAGTACGTGTCTGGGTTCCATGATGGAAACCTCTCGAACACCTGTGATCGCTTTTGATATCCGGCGGCAACGCGCGCAGCGACGAGCCTTTGAGCCATTTGCTCTGTAACTTCTTTGTTTAAATTGCTTTTTTCGGCCATGCACATGGGGTACTAAAAAAATTATGTACCCGCTGTACGAATTTGTGTTGCGTTCTTAGTACGGAACATGTACTCATTCAAGTGTCACCGGGTCGTAGGGCAAACACCACGCGGAGACATAACATGGCGAACCAAACTTTATCGACTGACAGAAGAGGCTCCTGGGGGCAGGAGCCAAAAAGAAGAGTTTCAAAGAAGGGGCGAGGACCGCCCGCATACTAGGCCATGAAGGTCGCAAACCATTTTTATCACCACACATGAGGAGAAAACATGCGGATTTCAGAGGGCGAAGGCGGAAGAAGAAGACTTGATAGCAGGTGGATTCCACCCAGAAGAAGATGCAAGCCGCCTCCGGGCGGCTTTTCCTTTTTATAGGAGCAGTAATTTCTGCCCTACCACCAACCACCACACGTCGAGGGGACTATGAGAAGATTTCAGGAAACGGAACAGATTTGTGCGCTCGCCGGCGAAAGCCAGCGGCGCTATTGGCGTCTCAACGTCAGCTTGGAGCTAAAAGAGCGGGCCTGATCCCCCGCCACCCGGCACGAGTCCGGGGACAGTGGCGCCTACCAAGCAACTCCACCATCCCCGTCGATCGCTTCACCACGGCAAGCCGGGTCATTAATTTCTTCTTCAAGGTGCAGGCAGACCCGAAGGTCGGCACCACCCGCTTAGCTGCTGCCCTTGAAGTTCGTACTAAGCCGAGGAGGAGACTGCCGCAGCGGTTTTACTCAAGGCTGTTCCATACCGACACCACATCGGCGATGTCGTTATGACTCAATTTGTGAAATTTGTCAAATATCTATGATGAGAAATAGCACCTGCTAATAGGCGGCTGTTTTTGGCGGGGCTAGATGCGCTCGGAGAGGACGATTACGTGAACTGCATCAACGTCAGCAATTTCAACCGGATCAGCGCCGAACCTGTGCAAGGTCGCATTGCCGTTCTCCAGCGATACAAGGCGGCCAATCCAACCATTGCCGCGAGCGTGAGCCACCACATCATTGCCTGGCTTCGGCCAGATGCCGGGATCAAGCCACGCTTTGCAGCCGACAGGCAGCGCGGGCTCCATGATCTTGGTGTCGACGATAACGGCGTACCGTCCTTCCGGCACGGTCTTGCGGCTAGTGTCGAACTTCAGCTTGGCTTCCTTGCGGTCTGCCATCCGTCCGTAGGTTCGAGCATGGGTGTATACCGAAAGAGCTGGAAGCTTGCCGGAGGAGGGTGCTTCGCTCACCTCGTCGATGAGTTCTTTCAACGCGTCCTCGGATATGTGAAGAAAAGCCGCAAGCGCCGGCCACACCTTTTCGCGTGGGACGCGGCCAGCCTTCCACGTGCTGTACGTTTGCTGCAGAACGCCGAGTTCCGTGGCGCATTCTCGCTCATTAAGGCCGCGAGTTTTCTGCTCATTGATGATGAGCTGCGAGAGGCGAGATTTCTTTTCAGGCATAAGGAGGATGACCGCCAAATATTGACAAATTTGTAAAAACGATATAGTCTGTGTACGTTAATTGCAAGTGCCACCAAGCTTGCCCGGGCCCACGCCCGCACACCACATCAGAGGAGCAACATGACGCAAATCACCGGCGAAACGCTGGCGGATATGCACGCTCGTCGCCTGAGAGGCGAGAGCTGCGCTGATATCGCCAGATCCTACGGCATCAAAGAGATGACGGTCTACCAACGTCTGCGCCGCGAGTTCGGCCTGGATATCTACAAGCAGCGCCCCGTCGCTGCAAACGACAACGTGCCTGGCCGCGTCCGCAAGATGGCCGCGCACAACGGCGGTTGCTCGACGTTGTCGGGAATGATGCCGGTGACTTTGGCCCGCGTGCCGACCGTCGACGGTCTTGATCTGCAGGTGGCGGCATGAGTTGCCCTGATTGCGGAGGTCTCGATGTCGGCGACGTCGTCGAGCACAAGATGAACACCAATGTCGTCGGCATCGTCATCGGCTTCATGGGCAGCCTTGTCTGCCTGCGTGTCTCGCCAACACTGGAAATCCTGTCATTCCACGAATGGGAGCTTCGTCTGATCGCAGACGATACAGGCCCGCCGACAAAGGCGGAAGAGCCGATACCTGACAACGTTGTCGTTGTCGATTTCACCAAGAAACAGGATTTACGCGGCGCGAAGCCGGCAGGGAGGGCGTGATTATGAGTAAGTTCAAGGTAGGCGATAAGGTCCGGCTGACCAAGGACAATGGCGGCGGCGAATTCGGATCGAAGGGCGATGAGGGCGTTGTCAGATCTGGACCGGATACCAACGGTGATTATTCGATGACCTTTACCACAGGTACGGAAGCTGGCGACTATTGGTTCGTTGCTCCCGACGGCATCGAGCTCGCTACCCTCACCATCGAAGCCGGCAAGTTCTACAAGACGCGCGACGGCCGGAAGGTCGGGCCGATGACGAAAAGCGATGGCCGCTGGTACGTCCGCGGTGCGCTCGGTACGTGGAATGACGACGGTACCGCCTCCAACCATCACAAGCCAACCGCAACCGAATTCGGAGACCTCATCGCCGAATGGGTCGCCGAACCAGCAGTGCACTCCGCAACGCCGGCGGCCGTGGCCAACGACAACGCGGCGGCGAAGCCGAAGTTCAAGGTGGGTGATCGGGTGCGCATCGTGAGAGCACGACTGTCCCACAAGAAGCCGCATATCGGCGACGAATTCGTCATCCAGCGCGAAACGTACAAAGTAGATGGCGAGAAAACGTGGGGTGGCGAAGGCGCGCACGGCTGCGTGTGGCTGGAAAGCGAACTCGAGCTCGCGCCCTCCACACTCGCCATCGTCGCCCTGATCGAAAACGGCCAGCCGAAGCCGGCCACAAAGCCGAAGATCCACGCCGACCAGGCAAGCGCCACCACGGAAGCCGAGCGACTTGCGCTCCAGTTCCCCGGCCAGCAGTTCGGCGTCTTTGTTCTTGCGGATAGCAAGATCGCGGACGTGGTCAACGTCCCGACGGCCGTCCTCCGCGCAGCCTAACCACCAACCCACCACCATCACCACAGCAACAGCCGTGCGCCTCACCAGCGCACGGCGAGAGGAGAACTATGTCCACTGCATTTCAGAAGGTGCTCGAAAAGGAGCACGCGAACGACAGCAAGCTTGGTATGCCGTCGACCAGCTACGAGCACCACATCCGCCGCCTGACGCTGATGGAAAAGCTAGCCGGCGGCAAAGGCTGGCGAATTCCCGCCAAGGACGTCCGCAAGTTCGCCGACGGCACCACTCGCGGCCAGCGCAAGCGCGCCCTGCGCGCCGTCTTCGATGCTAAGGTCAGCGAGATGCGGCCTTACCTCTTCATGCACAGTGCGGCACGTCGGCGTGCCTTGTCTGCAGAGGTGAGGGAGGCGGCATGAAGTCGCCTTGGGGCACCTACGCCGTGACAGGCACGCCGCTCGACTACGTGCCAATCGATGCGCCCGTCATCCATAACGCGCCTGACATCCCTGACCGGCCTTCCCGGCTCTGGGGCTACGTCTACGTCACCGGCGCGCTCATCGTCGGTGTCGCTATCGGGCAGTTCATCTAGCCCACTGCGGCTGGCCACCTCCAGCCGCAACCACCACCCACCACAAGAGGAGACAAAATGGCTATCAGCCTTTCATCACTGAAGTCGACGAAGAGAGCCGATCCGCCTGTGATCCTGCTCTACGGCGTCGATGGCATCGGCAAGACAAGCCTTGCTGCCGAGTTCCCCGACGCGATCTATCTCGCCACCGAAGGCGAACGCCCACCGTCCGACGTCGAGCTCGTCACGCCAGGCACGATCGAAAGCTTCGACGAGCTGCTCGACATCTTCGGCGAGCTTCTCACCGAGGAGCACGACCGCAAAACCGTAATCCTGGACAGCCTGGACGGGCTTGAGCCGCTCGTTTGGCGCGCTACCTGCCAACGCATCGGCGTGGCGACGATCGAGGAAGCTGGATTCGGCAAGGGTTACGTTGAGGCCGATACCGAGTGGAACGAGCTTATGGCTGCTGTGTCGGCACTGGCTCAACGCGGTATCTGCGTCGTCATGCTGGCTCACCCGGAGATCGTCCGCTTCGACAGCCCGGTCACAGACCCGTACAGCCGCTACCAGCCGAAGCTTCACAAGCGCGCCAATGCGCTGGTCCGCGAGAAGTCCGATATCGTCGCCTTCATGAACTACCGCGTCTCCATCAAGGAGAAGGAAGTCGCGCGACAGACGAAGGTGGCGCACGCTGAGGGCGGCAAGGAGCGGCAGGTCCATCTTAACGAAGGCGCCGGCTTCAACGCGAAGAACAGGTACTCAATGCCGGATGCCATTCCGTACAAGAAGGGGCAGGGGTTCGCCGAGCTGTCAAAGCACTTCCCTGCGCCGACGGGGGTTGCGGCGTGAAGCTGAGCTGCGGGCCTGACCAAGACACGCGGCGACAGCGTCGGCGCCAGAAGGCTCGGGATTACTGGCTTAACTGGCATCGTTGGTTCGCCTGGTATCCCGTACGCATCAAGGAAGGCGACTGCCGCTGGATGGAGTTTGTTGAGCGCAAAGCTGACCGCGTCGGCGCATTTGGCATGATCTTCGAATGGACGCCGTACGACTTCAGTTACCGCGCCCTCAACACCTAACACCACCACCACAGAAGGAGACTACGTATGGCAAAGATCGGCGTCAGAGTCGAAGCCACCGAAGAGAACACGCAGCAGCGTGACTTTTCCAACCTGCCCAACGGCGACTATGGGCTTGAAATCAGCGCGTCTGAAATCAAGCAGAAGAATGAGGGCACCCGTGACCACAGCATCAACCTCAGCGTCACGATCGACGTGCTGGCACCGGAGGAGATGAAGGGCCGCAAGATCTTCTCAAACTACAACCTGCAGCACCCGAATTCGCAAGTGCAGGAAATCGGCCAGCGTCAGTTCGCCTGCCTTCTCCGCGCCCTCGGTATGCAGGATGCGCCGGAGGACTCTGACGAGCTGCACTTCATCTCGTTCGTGGCCCGCCTCGGCATGGGCAAGGACAGTAAGGAAAAGAACGCCGACGGCTCGCCGAAATACGCCGCCCGCAACGAGATCAAGAAATACTTCTATCCCGACGAGGGCAATCTTCCGGAGCCGAAGGTGGATGCAACCCCGGCCGCCGCCAACGACAACCGCCGGCCTGCTGCTAATGACAACGCGGCCAGCAAGCCCGCCGGTGGCGCAGCTGCAGGCGGCACACGCCGGCCCTGGGGCAACAAGTAACTAGCGGGCGGGCCGCCTCACCAGCGGCTCGCCTTTTCACCACAAGAGGAGACCACCATGCAGCTTTCCATAGCTCGCACCGAACTCGCGCGCGTCGTTGGCGCCGTGGGCAAGGTCGTCGAAGCCAGAAACACCATTCCGATCCTGTCCAATATCCTGCTCGAAGCCGAAGGCGACACGCTCAAGGTCACCGGCACAGATCTCGACATCCAGGCCACGGCCACCGCCGATGCCGCCATCAGCAAGCCAGGCCGCATCACCGTCAACGCCAAGTTGCTCGACAGTATCGTGCGCAAGGCGACGGGCGATATCTCGATCGAGCTCAAGGACGGCCGCCTTGATGTGAAATCGGGCCGCAGCAAGTTTAAGCTCGAGACACTGCCGGCTTCCGACTATCCCGATCTCGCTGGCGGCATATACGCGGCCGAGTTCGACATCGACCTTGCTGGCCTTTTTGGCCCCGTATCGTTCGCTATTTCGACCGAGGAGACCCGCTACTACCTGAACGGCATCTTCTTCCATGTCGTCGATGGGATCGGCGTCGCGGTTGCGACCGATGGCCACCGCCTGGCTCGCAATCGTGGGCCGGAGCTTCCGGACTTCGCCGGCATCATCGTGCCGCGGAAGACCGTCGGTCTGCTACCGAAGGGCTCGGTGAACGTGTCTGTCTCTGACACCAAGATCCGCATCCAAAGCGCCGACCTTACTTTGGTGTCGAAGTTGATCGACGGCACTTTCCCCGACTACGTACGCGTCATCCCGCGCGACAACGACAAGGTCGTGACGGTCAATCGCGATGAGATGACGAAGGCGGCCGACCGCGTCACTTCCGTTTCTACCGAAAAGGGCCGTGCGGTGAAGTTCTCGATCGCGCCCGGCGGTATCTCGCTGTCTGTCCGTTCCGACGTCGGCGAGGCGCAGGACGAAGTTGCGGCCGACTATACGGGCGAGCCTTTCGACATCGGATTCAACGCCGCATATGTCAGCGCGATCTTTGGTGTCCTGCCGCCGGGTGAGGTCGCGATGAAGTTGGCCGGGCCTGGATCGCCGGCAGTCATCACAGGCGGGCTCGAAGGTTGGGACGGCGTATTGATGCCGGTTCGGGTGTAGTCCGATGAAGCAGCTACCCAAAGCGACATACTTCAGCGTCTATGCCAGCGGCGAGATTACTTGCCCGCACTGCGGTGCAGACATATGGGAAGCCAAGACAACGCTGGGGCGTGTCGCCATTGGGTGGCCCCACAGCGGCTTCGCCCACACGCGCGATGACGGATACGCTAACGCAGGCGACTATCTCGAGGTTGATTGCACCGAGTGCGCAAAACCAGCGGCCGTACTGTTCGATGAAAAAGGGTCAATGACCCTTATCGCCGCGAGAACAGATGCGGATGAGCGTCTAGTGGGGAATGCGTAATGGCTCCACTCCCCAAACCTGAAGCCAGCACGGTACGCGCCATCTACGCTGCCTACGAAGCGGCGGCCAACTCGTGGGACAGCCTCGGCATCTCGGTCGGCGAAGCGAACGCGGTCTGCGATCGCCAGCTTTGGTACGCCTTCCGCTGGGCCAGCCCGTTGGAGAAGCACCACGGCCGCCAGCTTCGACTGTTTGAGACCGGCAACATCGAAGAGGACCGTCTCGTCGCCGACCTCGAACGCATTGGCGTTGATGTCTACGGCCAGCAGGACCGCATACGCCTCGTCGGCAGCCACGTCCGCGGCAAGTGCGACGGGAAAGCTATGGGAGTTGTGGAAGCGCCGAAGACTGAGCACCTTCTCGAATTTAAGTCCAGCAATGCCAAAGGCATGAAGCTGATTGTTAAAGAGGGATGTCAGAAGGCGAAGCCGCTCCATTACGGACAGTGCCAGCTGGGGATGCATGCTTTTGGTCTCACGCGCTGCCTCTATCTCGTCAGCTGCAAAGACGACGACACGCTCTACGCCGAGCGTATCGAATACGACGCCGAGTTCTGCCTGCGGCTGCTGGCGCGCCTGGAGCGCATCATCAACTCGCCGGAGCCGCCCTCCCGCATTAGCGAGGATCCGGAATGGTTCGAATGCCTGTTCTGCAAGCATAAGCCAGTTTGTCACCAGCAAGCGTGGCCGCGTGTCACCTGCCGATCTTGCATCCATTCGACGCCGGAGATGGGCGGCGACGGGCATTGGTCCTGCGCCCGATGGGCGAAGCCAATCTCATTCGATGAGCAAAAAGAGGCGTGCCCGACGCACCTGACGATTCCGGCCATGGTGCCTGGGGAGTTGCTGGATAGCGACGAGGAAGCAGAAACAGTGACCTATCGCCTCGCCAACGGCGAGACTTGGACTGACGGCGCGAGCCATCAAGAGGAGGCAGCTTAATGCCAGCGTATCGTTCCAGCGCCGAGGCCGAGATCCGCGTGCCCGTCGTAGAGCAGCTCCGCGCCATGGTGCCGGGCTGCCGTATCATTCACGAGATCAACGCGGCTAGCTTTGGGAACCGCATCGATGTGCTCGCAGTCGGGACGGATCGTCTTCTAGCGGTCGAGATCAAGTCGTCTAAGGACAAGCTCGACCGCCTGCCTGATCAGATCAAGGCGATGAAGGGTGTAACACGCGAAGTCTTTGCAGCGTTGCATGAGAAGTTCATGGACGGAAAATCTCGCGGTGCTTTCCCGCCAAAGGAGGCGCGAGGCGCCGTGACTTGGATCTATCCCCGAGCTCGTCGGGACGGTCACGTCGAGTGCGGAGAGATCTGGCGCGGCAAAGAGCCTTACTCCAAGCCGATGTTTTGCCTGCCGCCGGGAGCTCTAGCGATCCTGTGGCGCGAAGAGCTTCATAACATCCTGCGCGGCGTCGGGATCAAAGGAATCAGCAAGCTCGACATGGGCGAGTCGATAGACCGCATTCGATGGAACATGACCGGAGAGCAGATCACTAGGGCAATTTGCGCCACGCTCCGCGCCCGATCCTGTGTTGAGGCGGATCCGCCCACCTTCGCAGTAGCCAACGACAATACACCTACCGACGGCACTACCACCGCCGCAGCCTGACCACACCACAGAGGAGACTACCGTGACCAAGAACACCAAGCCCACGAAACCGGGCAGACCGCAGGCTTTTGACGATCGTTTGGTCTCCTACTTGCCCGGCCTCCGTGCTCTCGCATCGCGTCTCGGATTTCGCGGCGAGGAGGGGACAGACCTAGTATCCGACACGATGATGACGGCGCTGCACCGCTGGGGCTCATTCCGCGAGGATGGCGGCTTTTGGAACTGGCTGTCTCTGACGATGCGAGCCTGTGCCCAAGAACGACGCAAGGCAGCGCGACGGGCAATCCAGACCGTCGACGATGCCGATGGCCGATACGCCAGCCGGATGGCGATGAGTGCGCCGCAGGAACGGCAGATCGAGGCGTTCGAAACCATCCGCGCCATGTCGGGCCGCGATGGTGAGGCGCTCGCGCGTCTTGCCATGGGCGACACGCTGGAAGAGATCGGCCAGAGCTACGGTGTCGGCCGTGAACGAATCCGCCAGCTGTGCGAGCGCGAGCGGTCGCGGCTCACGATGTTGCGCGAGGCTGCGTGATGGGGCTGCGGTATTATCAGGAGGACGCAGTCGCGGCGCTGTTCGACTACTGGGGCGAGGAGGCCGGCAATCCGCTGATCGACCTCGCCACCGGTACAGGAAAATCGATGGTGATGGCTACGGTCATCCAGCAGCTCGTCGAAGGCTGGCCCGATATGCGCATCATGGTCGTGACGCATGTGGCGGAATTGATCGAGCAGAACTTCCTTGAGCTCATCGGCGTGTGGAAGAACGCGCCCGCAGGCATCTTTTCGGCCGGACTTAACCGTCGCGATGCGCGCAGCCAGATCATCTTTGCCGGCATCCAGACCGTCTGGAACAAGGCGGACCTGATCTGCGGTGCGCGGATCGTCGATGGCGAAAAGGTCTATGATCGACCTGTAGACGTCGTGCTCGTCGACGAGTGCCACCTGATCCCGAAGAACAGCGACACTCAATATGGCCAGTTCTTCCGCGTCATGCGCGAGGTCAATCCGGACCTGAAGATCGTCGGGCTGACCGCGACGCCATTCCGATTGGACAGCGGCCGTCTGGATCAGGGCGAAGATCGCATGTTCGATCGCGTCGTCTACACCTACGGCATCGCCGACGGCGTGCGGGACGGATATCTAGCGCCGCTGTCTTCGAAGCACACTGCGATCGAACTCAGCGTCAAAGGGGTCGGCAAGCAAGCCGGCGACTACAAGCAGTCGGCGCTGCAGGCCGCCGTTGATCAGATGGACGTTACGCGCGCCGCCGTTGACGAAATCGTGGCTAAGGGCGCCGATAAACGCTCGTGGCTTTGCTTCTGCTCCGGCGTCGTGCACGCCGAGCACGTCCGCGACGAGATCCGGTCGCGTGGGATCAGCTGCGAGACAATCACCGGTGACACGCCGAAGGACGAGCGCCGCCGCATTATTGAGGACTTCAAAGCCTACCGGATCCGGGCGCTGACGAACAATTCCGTTTTGACGACCGGCTTCAATCATAAGGGCGTGGATCTCATTGCGGCGCTCAGGCCAACGCTGTCTGCATCGCTCTACCTGCAGATGATGGGACGCGGCACTCGCGTGTTATACGCGCCAGGCATGTCGCTTGAGACGCCGGAGGAGCGCCGTGCCGCTATCGCGGCCGGGCCGAAGCCGTCTTGCCTTGTGCTGGACTTCGCCGGCCTCGTCGACAAGCATGGTCCAGTCGACATGGTGCAGCCGAAGGAGCCTGGCAGCGGCGACGGCGAAGCGCCGATGAAGATCTGCCCGCAGGACGGTTTCGATAAGCACGGCGCGCCAGGATGCGGTGAGAAGCTGCATGCCTCTGCCCGGATCTGCACCTGCTGCGGCTTTGAATTCGATATCGACGATAGCCCGAAGATTTCGGCCAACGCCGCCGATGTACCGATCATGACCATGGCGGAGCCGGAGAGCCGCACCGTTACGAGCCGTACGTTCCGTTTCCATGAAGGAAAGGGCGACAAGCCGCCTTCGGTGAAAGTCACGTACATGTCCGGCATGACGGCCATCAACGAGTGGCTGTGCCCTGAGCATTCCGGCTTTGCAAAGTCGAAGGCTGACCGATTCTGGATGGCTCATGGCGGGCAAAGGCCGTTCCCGCGCGCAGTGCTCGATTGGCTGGAACGTCAGTCTGAACTGAAGGAAACGGTCGAAATCACCATCAAGCCTCGGGATAAATATTGGGATGTAGTCGGGCATGTCGTTGGAGAATATGTTGCGGCCAACGACAACGATGAGCCGCCGGCAAATGATAACAGGCCGGCCTATATGCAAGAGACGGATTGGGACGATATTCCGTTCTGAACTTGACAAATTTGTAAAAATGCATATGGTGGATGCTACCACACACCACGGCAGAGGAGCCTGTATGACCTTCAAGATTTACGGTCAGCACGACGACAAGACAATCAGACAGATGGACACCTGCATGAACACCGGCAGCGCCGCTGCTGGCGTTCTCTGCGCCGATGGCCACCTCGGCTACGCGCACCCAATCGGCGGGGTGGTCGGTTATACTGACCACATCAGCATTAGCGGCGTGGGTTTTGATATCGCCTGCGGCAACATGGCCGTCCGGCTCGATACACCTTACGCCGAGATCGCGCCACGCATCGGGGAGATCCTGCAGGACATTTCGCGCGTCGTATCGTTCGGGGTCGGTCGGAAGAACGAAGAGCGCGTCGAGCACGAGCTGTTCGACCGAGACGACCTCTGGCGCGCTGCTGATGTGGCAGACCTTAAAGCGATGGCACAGGCGCAGCTGGGTACGGTTGGATCCGGCAATCACTACGTCGATATCTTTGAGGACGGCGACGGGGCCGCTTGGATAGGTGTGCATTTCGGTTCGCGCGGTCTGGGTCACAAGATCACAACGAAGTACCTCGCCATGGCTGGAGCGAAGGACGGTATGGAAGTGCCTCCGGCACTGCTTCCGGCCGACCACGACGTGGGCCGTGGATATCTTGCCGGCATAGAACTTGGCGGCCTCTACGCCTACGCCGGTCGCGAGTGGGTGGTTGAGCGCGTACGTAAAATCATTGGCGGCGAGGTGACTTTCTCGGTCCACAACCACCACAACTTCGCTTGGCACGAAACGCACGACGGCGTCGACATGTGGGTCGTTCGAAAGGGCGCAACGCCAGCATTTCCGGGGCAATACGGTTTCGTCGGTGGCTCGATGGGAGATGACGCGGTTATCCTGCGCGGCCTCGATAGCAACGACAGCAAAGCCAGCCTGTACTCCACCGTCCACGGCGCCGGTCGCGTCATGTCTCGCACCGAGGCTCGCGGCAAGTTCGTGAAGGTTGACGGCAAGAAAATCCGCCAACCCGGCAAGGTCCGCCACGACGAGTGGCAGCAGTGGATCCGCGATAAGGGAGTGACCGTCCTTGGCAGTGATCTCGACGAGGCACCGCAGGCCTACCGCCGACTGCCAGATGTTCTGGCGGCACATGCAGGCACGATCTCGATCGAGCATGTGCTCAAGCCGCGCGGCGTCATCATGGCCGGCGCCAATGAGTTCGACCCGTACAAGGACTGAGCGCCTCACCAGCGCTTGGCAGAAGACCACACCACAAGAGGAGCCACCATGCCGAGATCCGCAGCAGCGCCTGATTTCGATCCCACTGACATTGCGGGCGTCCCGAAGACGCACAACCAGCCTGCCTATATAGGCATCTTCAGTGAAATCGACGACCTATACGAAGAGGCTAAGAACTGGGCTGACGGCGAGGCTATCTCCAGCCAGGAGATGCACGACGCTATCGAGAAGCTTTACGACGGACTGCACGAGGCCGGCAAGAAAGCCGATGCGCTGCGCGTCGAGGAAAAGAAGCCGCTCGACGAGAAGGTCAAGGAGATCCAAGACCGCTACAACAAATACATCCAGCCGAAAAAGGGCAGGGTGGATCTGGCCAAGTCGACGCTCGGCGCGCTGCTGGCGCCCTGGCGCAAGAAGGTCGCGGACGACAAGGCCGCCGAGGCCGCAAAGCAGGCCGCCGAAGCTGCTGCTGCGAAAGAGGCCGCCGAGGCCGCCATCCGCTCGTCGTCCGGCAATCTGGGTGCTCGCGAATATGCCGAGGAGCTACTGGCCGACGCGAAGAAGCTGGAGCGCGGTGCGAAACGGGCCGACAAGGCAGCGACGACAGGGACGGGCCTTCGGACTGTCTGGAACGTGAATATCACCGACGAAGAGAAGGCGCTGGATTGGGCGTTCACGCATGCTCCGGGCGAGTTCATGGCTATGGCGCTGTCTCTCGCGGAAGAACAGGTGCGCGGCGGTGTTCGCTCGATCGAGGGGTTCTCGATTGTTGAAGACAAGGTTGCTCGGTGATGGATGGGGGATTTCTCAATTTCTCCTGCGGTGACTACATTTTTTGGAAGAGTGAGCTGTGTAGGCGATATCCTCCTCAGCTTGTGCCCTATCCGAATGGCAGCGATGGCCACTTCGTCTACATGCCTATCGAGACCTTTCCGTCTCGCAATGCCTACAATGATGCATGCGGCGAATTTCAATACCGCGCTAGCAAGTAGCAGCCACCAATAGCGCGCCACCACCGCGCAAAGCACCACAAGAGGAGACTATATGAGCTACGCCGAGCTGTTGGCGCGCAAGAGCGTCGACGCGCCCGTACGCGGGCTATCGCAAATACCGTCACTGCACTGTGACATGTTCCCATATCAGCGCGACGTCACGAGCTTCTTGCTCGGCGTCGGCGGTGGCGCGGCGTTCCTGGACACCGGCCTCGGCAAGAGTTTCGTATCGCTCGAATGGGCGCGTGTCGTAGCAGAGCACGAGAACAAGCCAGTCCTGATGCTGGCGCCACTGGCTGTCGCTCCTCAGCACGTCCGAGAGGCGAAGAAGTTCGGCTATGAGGATGCGCGCGTCGTTCGCGACCAGAGCGAGGTCGGGCCAGGCATCAACGTGACCAACTACGCCAAGCTCGACGCCTTCGACCCTGCGGTGTTCGCTGGTGTGGTTCTGGACGAGTCGAGCATCATCAAGAACTTCACTGGCCAGACCACACGCAAGATGATTGCGATGTGGAAGAGCACGCCGTTCCGCCTAGCATGCACCGCGACGCCGGCGCCGAACGACCACATGGAGCTCGGCCAGCATTCGCAGTTCCTGGGCGTCATGAACAGCAACGAGATGCTGACTCGGTGGTTCATCGCGGACCAGACCAACATGGGCCGCTACCGGCTGAAGGGCCACGCAGTGAAGCCGTTTTGGAACTGGGTCGCCAGCTGGGCGCGCTGCATCTCGAAGCCGTCGGATCTCGGTTATTCGGATGAAGGCTTCGAGCTGCCACCGCTCAACATCCACCGGCACGAGGTAAAGTCCGATATCTCGATCGATGCCGGAGATCTCCTGTTTCGGATACCAGACACAAGCGCCACGGCCATCCACAAGGAGAAGCGCCTAACGGCCGAAGCTCGAGCTGCAGTCATCGCAGAGAGGGTGAATGAGGAGCGTGAGGAGCCTTGGATTGTCTGGTGCGACACGGACTACGAGGCCGATGCCCTTGTTGCGCTCATTCCTGACGCTGTCGAGGTTCGCGGCTCCATGCCGGACCATGTGAAGGAGAGTCGCCTCGTCGGCTTCAGCGAGGGCAGCGTCCGCGTCCTGATCAGTAAGCCGAGCATCGCAGGATTTGGGCTCAACTGGCAACACTGCGCTCGCATGGCGTTCGCCGGCCTGTCCTTTAGCTACGAGGCCTACTATCAGGCCGTCCGCCGCTGCTACCGCTTCGGCCAAAAGCGTCCGGTGGAGGTGCATATCGCTCTTGCTGATACCGAGCGCGCCATCTGGGATGTCGTCAACCGTAAGAGCGGCGACCATGAGCAGATGAAGATCGAGATGTACGCCGCCATGCGCCGCGCACACGAAAGCCGCCAAGTCAAAATCGACTACCAGCCGACCAAGCCCGTCGCGCTGCCAGCATGGATGAGAGGAGTTGCCGCATGAACGTTCTGGATCAAGCTTCAGGTCAAAACTGGTCAGCTTACAACGCCGATTGCGTGCCTTTCGCCGCCGGCCTTCCCGACAACAGCATCGACTTCAGCGTTTATTCGCCGCCGTTCTCGTCGCTCTACATCTATTCCGAGAGCGTCGCCGACATGGGCAACTGCGCCAACGACGATGAGTTCTTCGAGCAGTACCGCTACCTCGTGCGCGAGAAGTTCCGCGCCACTCGCCCGGGCCGCCTGACGGCCATCCACGTCAAGGATCTCGTTTACTACCAGAACAGCAGCGACCGCGGCACGGCCGGCCTTCGCCCGTTCTCCGACGATTGCACGCGCCTCCACATCGAGGAAGGATGGGACTTCCACAGCCGCATCACGATCTGGCGTGATCCGGTGCGCGAGATGCAGAAGACAAAGGCGCACGGTCTCCTCTGGAAGACACTTCGCGCCGACAGCACGTTCAGCCGCATGGGAATGCCGGAATACCTGCTCGTCTTCCGCAAGTGGGCCAAATATGGCGAAGAGGTCGCTCCGGTCACTCATACCAAGGAGACGTTCCCGGTCGAGGAATGGCAGGACCATGCGTCGCCGGTCTGGAATTTCGGCAAACAGGATCTTCCGGAAACGGACGTCCTTAACGTGAAGGTGGCTCGCGCCGACAAGGACGAGAAGCACCTTTGCCCCATGCCTCTCAACATCACCAAGCGCGCGCTGCGCATGTGGTCGAACCCGAATGACGTCGTATTCTCGCCGTTCATGGGAATAGGATCCGAGGGCTACGTGTCGCTGCAGCAAGGCCGCCGATTCATTGGAACCGAGCTCAATCCCAACTACTTCCGCCAGGCGGTTAAGAATTTGGGTGAGGCTGCGGCCGTGGGGCAGTCGGGCGATCTGTTCAGGGTCGCGGCCTGATGCCGTTTCAACCCTCAACAGTCGGAGACACGCCAGCGGTCTGCAGCTGCTGCGGCCGGCACGCCATCGGCATCGGCATCGGGGACGCGAAAGAGCCCCGCTACCTCTGCCAAGAGTGCGTTCTGCTTATCCAGCAGCTGAAGCGCGTTCGCCGTTTCGATCCCTATGAACTTGAGGCCCGAATGGGCGGCATGGAAGCGGCCGGACCACTCGTGGACGAATTCGGTTCGGACTTGGCCGAATGGAGCGAGGAGCAAGTCCTCATGTTCTGCGGCGCGATCTGGAAGGGTTGCGCCGACAGGTTGAGGGAAGTGATCAGGAAAGGGGAGGCGCCGTTTTGACTTATTTTGTCGTCGCGTCCGGTTTCCCGGCATCACCGCGCCGCGGATCATCTCTTTCTTCCTGTGGAGTTTTCGTTGTGTCCACGAACTCCTTGATTCGCTGATGTCCTTCGTCTTTCACAGGTGACACGTCAGGCTTCTTGCTCATTGCTTCTGTCATTCGAGTTCTCCTTCACATCTCGAACAAGCAACGGAGCAAAAGGATGCATCGAGTGCCTGATTAATTTAGCCGTACGCCACCAACGTCGTACCTCACTGCGCAATCTCTTTGCGCCGCTTAGTCTCAAGATAATTGAGCAGGTCGGTCAAGTCGTCGGCCTGCTCCATCTCTAGCCCGTTCTGCGGGACGTTCTCCACCTCTGCCGGATCACCGGTCTCGATGTCGAACACCGTCCACGAACCATCAGCTTCCTTGCGCATGTCATACCGTTGCTGATGCATGCCTGTATCTCCGGAGGGTTTATGTCCAATCCTACCACATCGCTGGCGCCGCTTGAACTCGCCCAGCACTACACCGAACAAGGCTGGCCGGTTTTTCCGTGCAGGTCGCAGTCCGAGGAGCACGTCGACCAGCACGGCGAAATCACCACGCTCGGCGAGAAAACCCCGCTAACCACGAATGGTTTCAAGGCAGCCACGCGTTTTGCCCGCATCCTTGACCGCTGGTGGACGGATTGGCCCGACGCAGCCGTTGGCCTGCCGACCGGATCCCCGACGGGCTTTTTCGCCTTGGACATCGACAACAAGCCCGGCGGATCGAACGGATTCATCTGGCTCGACGAGATGCAGGCCGAGCATGGCCCACTTCCTTCCACTGCAAGGGTCATCAGCCCGAACGGCGGGATGCACATCTATTTCAAGTACGTCGTGGGCACTCGAAACCGCGGCGCTCTTGGTGCTGGCGTCGATATCCGATCCGAGGGCGGCTACGTCGTGGCGGCCGGCAGCACGATGTCGAACGGCCGGCAGTACAAGTGGGTCGATGACGTGCGCGAGATCGCGGACGCGCCCGCGTGGCTGCTCGACCTGCTGCTTCCGAAGTCAGCGCCGACACACAGCAGTTACACCGCGTCCTCGGCCACTAACAACGCCTACGTCGACGCGGCCGTCGATCGTGAGCTTGCCGATCTTGCGGGCGCACCGATGGGCAACCGGAACAACAGCTTGAACGACGCAGCCTTCGCGCTCGGCACATTCGTTGGCGCCGGCGCGCTGCAGGAGGCCGAGGCACGCGCATTGCTGCAGGACGTGGCGCGCGGCTGGGGCAGGGACTGGTCACGTTGCTGCAAGACGATCGAAAACGGCTTGAAGGCGGGCATTGCACAGCCGCGGCACATTCCGGAGCCGGATTTCCAGCCGCAGGACAATACGACGCTGCGGGACGTCACGCGCATGATCCAGCGAGGCCTGGAAAAGGCGAGGACGAAGGCGGCTGCGAATGACAACGAGAGTATCAGTGAGATGGTTTCTCTGGGCGGTGATGCCGCCGATGAAGGCGGAATTATCCCGAATGAGGGTGAAGTCGCACCTCATGGGGATAATGTTGCCACGGTTTCTGCTGGCGCATTCCACGCCACCGCCTTTAAATGGATCGACCCTTCCACCCTGCCGAGGCGCGAGTTCGCATTCGGGACGCACTACATTCGCAAGTACGTCTCGGTCACTGTCAGCCCCGGCGGCCTCGGCAAGACCAGCAACAGCATCGTCGAGGCACTATCCATGGTATCCGGCCTTCCTCTTGCTGGCGTAAAGCCGTCCGAGCGTCTAAACGTCTGGCTATTCAATGCCGAGGATCCACGCGACGAAATGGACCGCCGCATCATGGCGGCGTGCGTGCACTACGGGCTCAAGCCGGAAGATATCGAAGGCCGTCTGTTCCTGGACACCGGTCGAGAGCAAGAGCTCATCGTTATGCATGAGGACAAGAAGACCGGCCTTCAGGTCAACGAGCCGGTCGTCGAGGCCGTGGTGGAGCAGATCGAGCGGCACAGCATCGATGTTATGATCGTGGACCCGTTCGTGTCGACCCACCGCGTCAATGAGAACGACAACGGCGCAATCGACAAGGTGGCGAAGCTATGGGCGCAGATTGCCGATTACACAAACTGCGCCGTCGACGTCGTGCACCACTTGAAGAAGTTGGCCGATAGGGAGGCTACCGTCGAGGACGCGCGAGGCGCTGTGTCACTCATTGGTGCAGCTCGCTCTGTGCGGGTGCTGAACCGGATGTCCGGAGAGCAGGCGATCCGCGCCGGCTTGTCGGATTCGGAGCGTTTCAGTTACTTCTACATCCATCACGGCAAGGTCAATCTGACCAAGATGGACAACAGCGAGCACTGGCGAAAGCTGGAAAGCGTCGGACTGGGCAACGGCGGCAAGGGCAACCTAGCCATGCTCAAGCAAGATACTGCCGGCGTCGTGACCGAATGGAAGTGGCCCTCCACGGAAGATATAGCCGAACTTGTGCCGCAAGACGTCCGTGCCGAGGTTGTCGTTAAGCTCGCGAACATGTCGTGCCGCGAGAGTCCTCAGTCTGAGGATTGGGCCGGCTACGTGCTTGCGGCGGCCATGGGCATGGAGGTCGAGACGAACAAGGTCTTAACGCCTGAGAAGCGGAAGGTGAAGGCCGTGCTTGATGCCTGGATCAGCAACGGCATCCTGCAAGTCGTCAATGAACCGGATCCGAAGCATATCGGTCGGAAGATAAAATTTGTGCGGCCGGTGGAAGAGGCGGCGTGAGAGAGGGCGGCAGAGATGCCGCCTTTTTTTTGGGCTACGCAGAACCTATCCCCTGGAGGTCACTTCCAGTGCATCTCGATCGGCAGACTTTGATTTGATGTATGTGGAGATCAGAGAGCGATTATCGGCCGTGATTGCGGACCATCGCGCGTCCCAAACACCGTAAGCGTGCCACGAATAACCCAGCAACCTAGTGCGGCTCATGTGCTCCATCGAGTACTTCACTGCTTCCAGGAATGTCGCTTCAACCGCTGTCCCCCGGACGTCAATAAGGCTACCAAGATAAGTAAGCCAAGCGGCGAGCTGTACGTACTGTTCCCAGGCTCCGCTCCCGCGCGATAGAGCCATTTTTTTCGCGATGATGTCCGCAAAAGTGTTAACTACTCGATCTTGCCGGAGACTTGCTCCCACCGCCCATATTGCAGATACTATTTCGTAGAACGAGCTCTCCACACCCAGGTATTTTTCCGTGAAGGCGTGCTTCTCATACAGAACTTTTTTAATAGTTTCGACTGTCTTTCCTACCTTAGCCACGTCTCCTTTTTGTGCGCTAACTTTTTTAAAGAATTCTTCCACCTCAGTATTGGATATGACTCGAATTCCGTAGCTGTTAGAATAGTAATCAGAAATCCTTTGATCTATCTTTGAGCGAGATACGAAAAATACTGAGTTGCTCACAGCGTGATTTCGCACAAATCCGCGGTAATCGTTCAAGATTGATTTAAGGTTTGTATCACCCAGAGAATAACCTAAAATGACTACAGTATTCTCATGAAGAATTGTGCTCAATTTTCTCGAGAAATAAGATTCTGTGTGCATGAAATTGAAGTAGTCATCAGCCGTGACTATCATTTTTCCTGGAACGTCTATTGAGCCATGTACGTGGTAAACCTTCACGCGACCGTCTGACCGTGGCACGGGTCGCCCAGGGGACAGCGACAGGCATTCCGCTCCTGCAAGCTCCTCCGCGAGTTTATCATAGTTCGTAGTCACAATGCGTAGCGGCTTTTCTTGGAGAAACTTGGCTGTTTCCGGATAGCTGCCACCGAGTTTGATTTCAGAAATCAACGATGCAATCTCGTCGTGAAGATCGATGTTGTTGCGAGAAAGCTCGATGCCGACAACCTGAGCTGCCTCATCTAGTTGCAGGGCACTTGCACCATCCTTCGGGAATAAAGCCTCCTTGAACTCAGGGCTTTTAATATGTTTATCGCAAATTTGTTCAAGTAACTCCTGCCACCCCGGGGCGGTGTTCCCACTTAATGCTTTTGAGAATCCTGTTCCGGTAAACAGACAAAGCCGGTTAGATGCTGCCGCGTAGGCAATCTCAAAATATTCACTCATTGAAGTCTCCGATGAAAATTCTTCACGTTGTCGCAACTTTAGTTGGTGGCAAGTTATGCAACCAAAAACTTAACGCAATGCAACCTTAGCTTACGTGATTTGGCTGGTTCCCACCCATCATTCGGCAGTAAGAGCAACCCGCTTTGCCATTCAAGAATGCCCGCGTTTTTCAAACGTTCTCCACCTCTATCCACCCCGTTTTTGAGGTGGTGTTTTTCACCCCACGTGACGCTTATTCCCACCTACCACCACCACCCATCCCCTTTAGGGGGTGGGGTGGTGTGATGGTGGTTGGGGATGCAGGTAGTGGATATCCACATCGAGATGGCGAGGTGGATAGGTTGGCAGCGTGGGTGCAGTGGCGGCACCCACGTGTTTTTCATATATCCACTTCACCAACACCACTCAGGAGGCACCATGGCAAAGCCAACGCAGCAGACAGTTCGCATCAAAGGCGTTCGCACCATCATCCGAACATCGGCCAGCGGCAAGGTCACAACCAAGGAAGCGCTGCCGAAGGAATGGGAGCTGCAGGCGGCACAGGTTCGTGCTCTGCGGCGGCTTCCTGAATACGGCAAGCAGTTCTTGCTAGCAGGTGACCAGAACGCGGCCAAGCGGGGTCCACGTGCTCAACAGGAAGCGATCGCCGCCGGGATGACACCCGGAGAGCCTGACGTCCGGATCTACCTCGCCAACGGTCAGATCCGGCTCATCGAGAACAAGGTCGGCCGAGCGTCGCTCACCGACAGCCAGAAGGAACGTCATCCAGCACTTGCGCGTCTCGGCCACCATGTCGTGGTCGTGCGCGCCGTCACCGGCGAAGAAGCGGCGAAACAGGCCGTCGATCTCGTCCGGAAATGGATAGCAGAAAACAACAACATGTCATTTGACAAATTTGTAAAAGTTTCGTAGTTAGTGCGCGAACCAATAGCCAACTATGAGGATGAATGGCAGAGCTCTCCACCAGAAGATCATAAGCCCTACGACCACCGACAATAGGCCGCCCACCCAGCGGCCTTTTCTGTTTTTGGTATTATATACCTTCTGCCACCACCACAGCAGAGGAGACCACATGGCCAGACACGGATCACTTGCCGAGCAGCTTGCCGAATTCGGCAAGGCAACGCCAATAGCTGCAAACGACAACAAGCCGAAGAAGGAAAGGCCGGCGCGATATCGCGGTACACTTCCAGCGCTTCGGTGGCTCTGGGACAATCGACCGGACCTTGCCCCAGCACTCGCTAGTGCCCTTCCTCGGCAGGCCGCAAACTGGTTCGTCGAGGTCGAGCCCACCAGGCAGGAGATCAGGCCCACCGTTGGCGAGTTGCTTGCAGCGAGCCAAGATGATGACGGCAAGACAGTGCCAGCCACCTACGAGCGTCACCACAAGCATTGCTTCACTACGGTCGGCAGGTTGAGGTTTCGCGACGGTCTTTTGACCGAATGGGGTGTGACGAAGAAGGGGAAGAAGCTCAAGCCAACCGACAGGCCGCGAAGCACGGAAGACAAATCAACGAAGACGCGGTCTCCCGAATTCTATCTGTCGACTAAAGCAAATACGCCATCCCCGATGGATGCGACCCACTTTCACAGGCCGATGTCAGGAGATCCGGCAATCGCATCGATGTACGATCCGTTGCCAGGCGTTGAGGACGCCCGTGCACTTCTGGCCTCGCTGGGTGTCGATGGATCCGTGCCAGCAGACCAGCTTCCTAAAGCTGTCACGTTCTGCCCGCTTGTGGCGGTGGATGGCGCCGGCTTCCTCGGAGGTGTGACCAACCTATCGGGCAATTCGTCGGAGGGTGCGGTCATGTGGGATGCGCCGGAGGATCGCAAGAGCAATGCCGCCTCAGTTATCGAGGAGGTGGCATCATCCGGAACGCTCAAGTCCATCGGCATCCGCCTCGGATACAGCGAAGGTTATGCGGACAGAGCTGGAAAGGCAGCTCTCGTAGAATTGGCCGAAGTACTCGCACTGACGGAAAAGCATAAAAAAGCTGCATAGCATGTGCCTTTTCGTGCCGCGTTGCTGCGTACTCTTATGAGAGGGATAGAAAGCTATCCCAACAGCAACGCGGCCTTGCCGCCCCATCGCCATGCTGCACCAGTTGCAGCCTCTGAGCTTTGGGTAACTACAGCCTGCCATGTCGAGCCGCACTGCGGACCATGGCGGCATTCATGAGCATCCTAGTCCTCTGTGCTTTCAATTGTGCCGGGTTACGTACCGTCACCGTGGCGAGCATATGCCTAACATCACGAATTAACGTGAGGGCGCTGCTGACGAGCAGTGGCTGGATGCATCTATTGGCAGGACCGGCGGGATACATCGTAAGCCCGGATACCCAAAGGCACACCGTATGGGCGCCGCCTGCTAATCCCCTCCCCATTACCTGGCGCGCCTCCTCTCGCGACAGGTAGTCCTGCGGCGGTCTCCCCACTGGGTCGAGATCGCCGCTTTTGTTTTCTGCGGGGTAGAGCAGCATGGTAGCTCGCTTGGCTCATAACCAAGAGGTCGCTGGTTCAAGTCCAGCCCCCGCAACCAAGCATCCTTGGAAGCACCTGTACGACACAGCCGCATGGAAGCGCTTGCGCGAGCATCAGCTTGCGATACAGCCGCTCTGTGAGTTCTGTCTCATCACCGAAGATGTCACGGCTGCCGATGTAGTGGATCATAAGAAGCCGCACAAAGGCGACCTCGATCTATTCCATGATCCAAACAACCTTCAGTCATTGTGCAAGCATCATCACGATAGTGCAAAGCAAATGATAGAGCGCGGCAAGAAGATTGCAATTATAGGCGTTGATGGATACCTGATTGAACTCGGATAGACCGAAAATATATTGAAAAATATGCGGATTTATTCGATTTTATGCTTGTCGGATGCCTATCATCATGATATGATTGAAGGTTTTGTCACGGGTAGGGGGTGGGTCAAAGTCTGACCCGTCCGGCCGCCCTACCGGCGGTGTCCAACAACGATAGCGCTAATACAGTTTTTTGCCTCCCGCGTGCGCAAGCGCGCGAGGCCTATGAGGATCCACGACATGGCGAAGAGGAAGGCGCGCATAGACAGCGCGGCCGAAGCCGTGCGCGTCATGGCCAAGGCCAGTATAGAGATCTTGCCGCCAAGCAACGTACCCCTCGACACGGGCGACGAGCCTTTCTTTAGAAACGTGGTCGCTGAGTTCGCTCGGTCGGAATGGTCTGATCATCAGCTTGAACTCGCTGCCATGCTCGCCAGGACGATGGCTGACCTCGTGCGGGAGCAAGCTCTCCTTCGAGATGAGGGCGGCGTCGCCTACAGCGAGAAAGGCACGCCCGTCGCCAATCCGCGCAAGACAATCGTGCAGATGCACGCTGCGAGCATCCTTTCTTTCCGCCGATCGCTCGCCCTCCACGCTCGAGCGACCCAGGGCGAGGTCCGAGACACAGCCAAGCGCCGAGAGGCAGCCAAGGAGATCGAGGGCGAAAATCCGCTAGAGGACGACGATCTGCTGGCCCGGCCACGCTAGGTGATGAATGCCCGCAAAACTTCCTGCATCGACGCTTGCCGCGATCAAGTGCGGGCCTATCCCTAAGCTGAGAGACTGGCGCAAGCTTCCGACGAATAAGCTTAGCCGCGGTGAGCGGGTTTGCCGCTTCATCGAAGATTATCTTGTAGTTCCGGAGGGTGACCTCGTCGGCCAGCCGATCAAGTTGCTGGCCTTCCAGGAAGCATTCATCCTCAGCACTTACGACAACCCGGCCGGCACGGCCCGCGCCTACCTGTCGATCGCCCGTAAGAATTCGAAGACGGCGACGATCGCCTGCCTCCTGTTGGCCCACATCGTCGGGCCGGAAGCGTACCAGAATAGCCGCATCATGTCTGGCGCGCGTTCGCGCAAACAGGCTGCCGAAGTCTACAACTACGCCAGCAAGATGTGCATGATGTCGCCGAAGCTGTCGAAGCTGGTGCGGATCGTGCCTTCGGGCAAGATGATCATCGGCTTGGCGATGAACGTCGAGTATCAGGCCAGTTCGGCTGAGGCGAAGAGCGCACACGGCGGCTCGCCCATCCTGGCTATTCTTGACGAGGTGGGCCAGATCAAAGGCCCGACGGATGATTTCGTTGAGGCGATCGTCACTTCGCAGGGAGCATACGGGGACAAGGCGATGGTTTTCGCCATCTCGACGCAGGCGGCCACCGACGGAGACCTATTTTCGCGTTGGCTAGATGACGCCGAAACGTCGAAGGCGCCGCGTATCGTCAGCCATCTCTACAGCGCGCCCGCAGATTGCGACGTGCTGGACGAGGATGCGTGGAAGGCGGCCAACCCGGCACTTGGCTTCTTTAAGTCGGTTACTGCCGTACGGGACGACGCTGAACGAGCATCGCGACAGCCAACTGAGGAGGCCAGCTTCCGCTGGCTGCACCTCAATCAGCGAATCGACGCCTCGGCTCCACTATTCCCGCCGACAGTTTGGCGTGCTTGCGACGCTACTATCGAAGATTTTGCAGGACTGCCGGTGTTCGGCGGCCTCGACCTTTCCGAAGTGTCCGACTTGACGTCTCTGGTGCTCATGGCTCCGAAGGAGACAGAGGCCGGCACGATCTGGAACGTCAAGCCGACCTTCTGGCTTCCGGGTGAGGCTCTACGAGAGAAGGCTAAGGCCGACCGCGTGCCGTACGACATCTGGAACAAGCCAGATGAAGACGGGCACAGGTTCCTGGAAACGACGCCTGGCCCGACGGTCGATTACGAGTTTGTCGCCCACTATCTTTTCGAGCTCCATCAGAAGCTCGACATCCGAAAGATCGCTTTCGACCGCTGGAACTGGCGGCATTTGAAGCCTTGGCTGCTCAAGGTCGGCTTCACTGAGGAGCAGCTCGAGGGTGACGAGGCGATCTTCGAGCAGTTCGGTCAGGGCTTCGCGTCCATGTCACCGGCCATTCGCGAGCTTGAGAGTATCGTTCTCAACAAGAAGCTCGCTCACGGCGGCCATCCCGTCCTTACCATGTGCGTGATGAATGCCACGGTGAAGCAGGATCCGAGCGGCAACCGCAAGCTCGACAAGCAGAAGTCCAGAGGGCGTATCGACGGTGCTGTGGCGCTGACGATGGCGACGGCAATGGCCGGCACCTACGAGGGGTCGGACGCCGGAAACATCGATGACTTCGTAAACAACATGATTTCGGTCACGTGGTGACCCGCAAAGGATTACCATGGGCCTCTTCGATAGATGGCGCGGTACACCCATTAAGCTCACCGATGGCGAGTTTTGGCGTGGTTTTTTCGGCCTCGGCACCACTTCCGGAGAAAAGGTTACGATCGAGAGCGCGCTTTCGCTCGACGCCGTTTGGGCTTGCGTCAACCTCGTCCAGAACGCGGCCGGCACCTTGCCGTGCATCGTATACGGCGGTGATGGCGTGACCATCGACAAGAATTCGCCGCTCTACGAAATCCTGCATGACATGCCAAACATCGACGACACCGCGCCAGAATTCTGGTCGATGGCGGCGCTGTGCCTGATGATGGACGGCAACTTCTTCGCCGAGAAGAAGATGAACGGCGATCGCCTAGTTGCGCTCAACCCGCTTCATCCACTCAGCGTCGAGGTCTGCCGGGACAGCCGCAATACCCGTTATTACGAGGTGACTGAGGACGGTAAGAAGCGTCGCATCCCTGAAGGCAAGATGTTCCACGTCCGTGGAGCGCGACTACCTGGCTGTGATCGAGGGATGTCACCGATCGGTGTAGTCCGCAACACGGTCGGCAACGCCCTTTCAGGCGAGAAGGTCGCCGGGCGGATGTTTAAGAACGGACTCCTTTCCTCTCTTATCGTCAGTTCGGACCAGATCCTGAAGCCCGAACAGCGCAAGCAGATTTCGGACACGCTGACCCAATTCGCCGGCGCAGAAAAAGCCGGTGGGGTGACGGTATTGGAGGCGGGCTTCAAGCCCTATCCGATGTCGATCAACCCGAAAGATGCGCAGTTCCTCGAGGCCCGCCAGTACAGCGTCGAGCAGATCTGCCGCATCTTCGGTGTGCCGCCAGTGATGATTGGTCATGCCGCCAACGGCACGACGACCTGGGGCAGCGGCATCGAGCAGCTGATCCTCCAGTTTACCAAGACCTGCATGCGTCCGATGCTGAAACGCATCGAAGCCGCGATTTACCGCGACCTTCTGGACGCGACCACGCGCAAAACGGTCAAGGTAAAGTTCAATATGGAAGAACTGCTGCGCGGCGACAGCCAGGCGCGGGCCGAGTTCCTTTCCAAGATGGTGCAGGCCGGCATCTACCACGTGGACGAAGCTCGCGGGTATGAGGACAAGGCTCCAACGCCCGGCGGCAACCGCTCGATCGTCAACGGCACGATGACGCCGCTCGACAAGCTAGGCGAAGAGCCTGTGCCGCAGCCTACAACGCCTGCAGCGCGCGCTGCGTAAGGACAAATCATGAAGTTCGAACACCTCATCTCGGCCTTTTTGGCCGAGCCTTGGGCGATTCAGCGCGAAAAACTCGGTGTTTTGGCCGATATTCTCGTCGCTCGTGCCGAAGGCGATAAATTCGTATCTACCGAGCTCGCGGCTTCCATTGATGAGGCGCGAGCCAAGGAAATCGCTGAAACCAACGGCAAAGTCGCGATTATCCCGGTTTATGGCGTCTTGGCGCAGAAAATGGACCTGTTTTCAGCGCTGAGCGGCGGCACTTCGTACGCCGGCATCAAGAAGGCGCTTCATTCCGCTCTCGCGAATGACGACGTTAAGGCCGTTGTGCTTGATGTCGATAGCCCCGGTGGCACGGTGCCGGGCACCGATGAGCTCGCAACCGAGATCCGGAAGCTTCGCGGAGGCGAAAAGCCGATCATCGCGCAGGTCAATAGTCTCGCGGCCAGCGCTGCTTACTGGGTCGCGTCATCGGCTGACGAAATCGTCGTCACGCCTTCCGGTCGCGCCGGTTCGATCGGGGTCTACACCGCTCATGACGACGTTTCTGCTGCCCTTGAGCAGCGAGGCATCAAGCGAACCTATATTTCCGCCGGCAAGCACAAGGTCGAAGGCAATGAGACCGAGCCGCTGAGCAAGGAAACCCTTGCGCATGTGCAGGACGGCGTCAACCGCTCCTATAATCGGTTCGTCGCAGCCGTCGCAGAGGGCCGCGGCACGACTGTCGGCAAGGTCGAAGACGGATACGGACAGGGCAGGGTGTTTTACGCCGAGGCGCTGTTAGATCGCGGCATGGTCGACAGGATCGCCACGCTCGATGAGACGCTGGAACGGTTTGGGGCCGATACACAGCCGCCGTCTATCCGTCGGATCAAATCCGCGAACGCCGCCCGCGCTGAAAACGCGAGCATGCTTGCTGCCAAGATGGCTGCCGGTGAACCAATCACGAAACGCGAGTTCGAGAACGGCATCAGGGGACTGATGGGTTTGACGGGCTCTGAGGCAGAGCGGGCCGCTCGGCTCTACCTCAAGGAGGGTCAGGGGGCTCCTGACATCGATGCGGATGCTGCTGCTTTGGCAGCCCTAGACCGGCTTCTAGCCGAAGCAAAAACTCCACTTATTCGATAAAGGAGCCTTTCATGGCTGATAATCAACTTGCCGACAAGATCGGCGAGCTCGGCACTTCGCTTGCCTCCATCAAAGAGCAGGTCGGAAATCTCGCTACCGACTTCACTTCCAAGCTAGCCGCCAACGGCGAAGTCTCGGCCGAACTCAAGGAAAAGACCGACAAGGCACTTTCCGAGCTTGGCGACGTCACCAATCGCCTCGGTGATCTGGAGAAGCGCGCCGCTCGTGAGAAGGAGCAGGGCGAGGACGAACAGAAGTCGCTCGGCCAGCTGGTCATCGATTCCGAAGCCTACAAGGCAGGCAATCTGACCGGCTCCAGCCGCGCCTCAATTAAGGTCTCCGCCGACCGCGCCGCCATTACCACGGCCAACACGACCGTCGGCACTGGCCGTTCGCCTGGCACCTCGCTTGTTCCAGGCGCTCGCGTCCCCGGCATCTTCGGCCTTCCTGAGCGCCAGATGACGATCCGCGACCTGATCCTGCCGGGCCAGACCGCGTCGAACAACGTCGAGTACGTCAAGGAAACCGGCTACACGAACAACGCCGCTCCGGTCGCTGAAACGACTGCCAAGCCGTATTCGGATCTGACGTTCGATATGGCTTCTGCGCCTGTTCGTACGATCGCGCACCTGTTCAAGGCATCGCGCCAGATCTTGGATGACGCTCCGGCTCTCCGCAGCTACATCGATGGCCGCGCTCGCTATGGTCTGCGCTTCGTCGAAGAAAACCAGCTGCTGAACGGCTCTGGCACAGGCCAGAACATTGCTGGCCTTGTGCCGCAGGCGACCGCATTCGCTCCCGCGTTTACGCCGACTGCTTCCACTGGCATCGACCGACTGCGCCTCGCTGTTCTCCAGGTTGTTCTCGCCGAGTATCCGGCTACGGCATTCGTTCTGAACCCGATCGACTGGGCGAAGATCGAGCTGACTAAGGATGCAGGCAATAACTACATCATCGGCAATCCGCAGGGCTCGCTCACGCCGACCCTTTGGAACCTGCCCGTCGTGTCGACGCAGGCCATGGCTTCCGGCCAGTTCCTGACGGGTGCCTTCTCCTACGCCGCTCAGATCTTCGACCGCATGGACATCGAAGTCCTTCTGTCGAGCGAGAACGTCGATGACTTCGAGAAGAACATGTTCACGATCCGCGCCGAAGAGCGCCTGGCTCTGGCCGTGTATCGTCCCGAAGCCTTCGTCACCGGTGCAGTCGCTGCTGCCTAATTGATCTGGGGCGTCTCAGGGCGCCCCTCATTCGCTGGGAGGCGAAATGACCGACTACATCGAAGTGAAGCCGCTCAAGACGTTCGACAATGGCTCGGGTCTTAAGACTGCCGAAAGCGAACCTTTTAAGGTCGAGCGCGGCGAGGCCAATGCCCTCAAGGCTCTCAGTCTAGTGTCTTTTGACGAAGATGCCAAGGTGGTGGAAGCGCCGGAACCGGACCCCACCCCCGAACCGATCTCGACTGAGCGCGTCAGCAGGACCGCAAAGAAGAAAGACAAAGCCAATGGCGAATCCGACGACGAATAAGCGGCGATTTGCCAGCTACATCGGCGCAGTCGTGAACCCGGTGGCGCTGGCTAACACCGTAGCGCCTGCCATTACGGGGACGGCGAAAGTAGGCTCGACGCTGACTGTGAGCGCAGGCACGTTCACCGGGACGCCTGCTCCTTCGGTCGATCGTCAGTGGGTAGTCGGTGGCGTAGAAGTGCCCGGCGCATTCGGCCTGACCTTCGTCCCTCGAACTCAGGACATCGGCAAAACCATCGTCGTGAAGACGAGGGCTGCTAGCCTGACCGGAAGTCTTGTCGTTACGAGCGCAGCTACCGCGGCAGTGGTGGCGTAATGGCACTCATCGATCTCGACACCCTGAAAGCGCACCTGCGCGTGCTGCATTCCGATGAAGATGCCGAGATCGAGCTTTACGGCGCAGCCGCTGAAGGTATCGTCGTCGAGTATCTCGACCGCGTCGTCGTCGCAGCTGACACAACGCTGCCCGCCGAAGGCGAGGAGGGTTACGACCCGACCGCCATTAAGGTCACGAAGCCGATTATCGCCGCCATCCTTCTCGTTGCTGGCGACCTATACGAGGTTCGTGAGGCGGATCCGAAGCTGACAGGCGACGCCGTTTTGCCTCGTGCAGTGCGCGCGCTTCTTGCGCCCTACCGCGTTTGGCGGTCGCTTCCGGAGATCTGCTGATGTGGGTCCGCTTCACGCGCCGCCACGTTTGGCACGCCAGCACGGCGGTTTCTGCTGCATACCGGCCTGACGGCGGTCCATTCAAGGATGGCCGCTATTCCGTCACGCGCGAATGCGCAACCGATGCTGTCGCCAAGGGCGCGGCAGTCAAAGTTCCAGCTCCTAAGAGGCAGAGATGATCAAGTTTGCGCAGTCAGCGTACCAGTTCGTGCTCGACGCAAAGATCGGTGCCGATCTCGGCTATAGCTGGCCTGATGCGATCCGATTTGCTTGGTCCATCTGTGGCTGGCGGGCGGATAGGGTCGATTTCACTGATCCTGGCCGTAAGGACTCAACGCATCGCTCTCACGACGATCGTCGAGAGACTTCGCAAGCGCAGCGGTCTCTTCTCTCGCAAGACGAGACAACAAAGCGCGTGCGCCAGCTAGAAGGTCGCGTTCGGCGCCTCGAATTGTCGGATCCTCGGAAGAAGAGGGGACGGCAAGTTCGACGGTGACGTTTGGTCCGTGCTCACCGCCATCTTGCGAGGTGATGTCGATACGCACCGAACCCGAAACGCTAGTTGACCCATCTTCTTCTCGTTGAAGCTGGATGCTGTGCACGCCGACAAATGAAACCTTGCGTTCATCGTAGTTCATAAAATTCTCCCATTGATTGTCATCCCACACAATCACTCGGGCTTTGCCTCGTCGAGATGCTGCAACCTTCATCCACGGTGAAATTTCCATGACAACGAGAACTGGTGCCGGCAAACGCCGTCAGCTTCTGCTGATGCAGCGACGCGCGATGGTAGATGACGGTTACGGCAATGAGCAGGCAGGCGATTTCGCTACCGTTTTCGAGAGCCCTGCCGAACTCATCCCGATGAAGGGCAGTGAGCCCGTCATCGCGGCACGCCTTACCGGCACTCAGCCATACATCGTTCGCATCCCGAGTTGCACCGCCGCTCGCGAGGTCACGACGGCCTGGCGTCTCGTCGACAAGCGCGATCCTCGCCGGATCTTCAACGTCACGTCGGTTGCCGACATGGATCAGAAGAACCGGACCATAGACATCGTGGCAACGTTGGGAGAGGCGGCATGAGTACGCTTATTCTGACTGTCGGCACGCGCTGGTGGTTCGGGACTGCCGTTCGCGTCGCTTTCTTGGTCGGCATATTCCTTCCGGAGCGATGGCGCGGCCGATGGGTCGATCTCTTCGTCGACCACGTCATCTCGCGCGCCATTTGGGTGCGCTGATGATGTCCGCCCAGCTACGCGGCCGCGAGACCCTGATGCGCCGGCTCAATCAGCTTGCTCCGAATGTCGAGAAGTACACCGCCGAGGCGAAACTCAAGGCGACCGATATGCTGGCCGACGAGATCCGAACTCGCGCTCCGACCGGAGCCACGCTCGAATACATGGAAAGCATCGAGGGCGATCTGCTGTCGAGCCGACCGGCTCAGGAGCGCGTGAACATCACGGCGACCAAAGATCCTGGCGCCACCGGCATTTTTGCTCGCTTCTACTGGCGGTTCTTGGAGTTTGGCACTGCCCCACACAGCACTGTTAAAGGCGGCGGCACTGTCCTTGGCAAGAAGCAAGCTGCAGCCAGCGGCACTGGAATACATCCCGGCTCACCGGCACAACCACATATCTTTCCGACATACCGGGCAGCAAAGCCTAGGATCCGGCGAATGATCCTCGCCGCTGTCAATAAAGCGGTGCGCGAAGCCCGCAAGGGGTAGCGATGTCCGCCGAACTTGAACTGCAGGGCGCGATCAACACGCGCCTTCGAGCGGACACGCCGCTCACCGCGCTCATCAACAAGCGCGTCTATGACCAGCCGCCGACGCCAGTCACGTTTCCATATGTGACTATCGGCGAGGCGCAGAGCATTCAGGACGACGCCACATGCGTCACCGGTGAAAAGGTCTATCTGACCTTGCACGCATGGTCTCAGGCCGTCGGCTATCCGGAAGTCAAACGCATTGCGGCGGCGGTGAAGGAAAGCCTTCATCTCGCGCCATTGACCCTGCCGAGCTATCGGCTGGTGTCCATCCTTCATCGTCAGGCCCGCGTGTTTCGTGATGCCGACGGTCTGACGAGCCACGCAGTCATCGAACTCGTGGCCTCGGTTCACAAGCCGCTGTCGTAGCGGATTCCCACTAATATTAGGAGTTGCCACATGGCAGACGGCGAACAGCTGGGCAGACTGCTGCTCATCAAGGTTGGCGATGGCGCTGACCCGGAAGTATTTTCCAATCTCTGCGGCCTTAAGGATCGCAGTTTCGACCTTTCGGCCAATTCGGTCGACACGACCAAGCCGAGCTGCACCAATCCGGGTGGACCGGTTCAGAAGACCGGCCGTCCAGGCATCGTCAACCGGACCTTCCAGGGCAACGGAACATTCGTATCCAGCGCCATTATGAAGGCGTTTATGGTTCACGTCATCAACGCGACGGTCTTCAATGCGCAGGTCATCGTTCCCGGCCTCGGCACCTTTGAAGGTTCGTTCTTCGTGACGAACTTCCAGGCCAGCGGCGATATGGAAAACGATCTGCAGTTCTCTGCGACGTTCGAAGCCGCCCAGCCGCTCGAATACACGGCGGAGGCTTAAAACATGGCTGTAGAGGAGAAGCCTTTCCCGCTCGAAGTCAACGAGGCGCGTGGCGAAGTCGCCCTATGGGTCGGCGACGTGCCGCTCGTTCTGGCTGCCGAGATGTCCCGCCTTTCGGCCGTATCGAGCCGACTGCAGTGCAAGTCGCTCAACGATCTGTTTCTTCGTCTGTCGGACGTCGAGGCAGCTGCCACGATCGCCGGCATTGAGCTTTTGACAGTGAAGGGCAAGCCGCTCGAAGCTATCCAGAAGATCAAGCTGAAACACTTCGGCGCTTGCCGTGTCGCGTTCATGGCGGTGCTTGCTCATCATTTCGATGAGGAAGACGAGGGAAACGTCGAAGCCGCCAATCAGGCGGCGTAGGCGACGACGCGCCTTTCCCATGGCGCCAATGGATGCGCATTGGAATCGGCGGCCTCAAATGGAGGCCTGCCGACTTCTGGTCTTCAACGATGACTGAATTCTTTGAGGCTATCAATGGCCACAACGAAGCGCAGGGCGGCGAGGAAGAAGGGAAGCCATCGGCTTCACCAAGCGCGGCACCAACCAACCGTGAAATGGCTGCGCTGCTGGCGAAGTATGGTTAGCAGCCGGTATTGCCGATGTAGACCTTACGACGATCGATAATGTAGCGGAACGGAACGAAACCAACATAGCCTCCATAGGCATTCTTGGCATTTACCGTTCCGCAGATCGACCCATCGTCACCATCACGCTGTCGCAGTGACTTGAACTGCGCAGCGAGAGGATCGGCGAATTTCGCCGAGACATCCTCAATCATGGCCGCAACGGCGGCTTCATCGAGTTTCTCTGCTGACTTGTCGACGACTGCTTGAGCGTTTGCGCTCGCGGCCGACAGCATCAGCAACACCAAAGCGTATTTCACGACGCGCTCCATACTGCCCGCCATCGCGCGGGCTTCCTCATTTATAGGATGCTCGCATGGCGGTCGACAATTCCGATGACCTGATTATCAGCATTTCGACTGACCAGGCAACGCTTCGCCGTAGCATCAAGCGCATTGAGCAGGATCTCGGCACTCTGGCCGGCTCGGTGAAGAAGCAGTTCGATAACGTCGGCAGGTCGGTCGATAGTTCCCTCACGACTTCGCTGCAGAACCGCATCAACGCCATGACCGGCGTCGGAGTGCAGGCGGCGAAAGAATGGACCGGTGCGCTTGCGGATCAAGGCAAAGAGCTTGAGCGCCTTCGCGCTCGCTATTCGCCTCTGTTCAACACGATCAATAATTACAAGTCGGCGGTTGCGGATATCAGGCGTGCTCACGCCGTTGGTGCGATTTCCGCCAACGAAATGGCCGCCGCGATCTCACGCGAGCGCCAGGCCGCCCTAGCTTCAACGGCAGCGATCAAGGGCCGCAATGCCGCCTTGTCGGATACGCCGACACAGAGAAATGCAGGCACAAACGGGTATACCTCAAATATCGCTGCCCAGTTCCAGGATATAGGTGTCACGGCGGCGATGGGTATGTCGCCTATCCAGATTGCACTCCAGCAGGGAACGCAGCTATCTGCAGTCTTTGAGCAGATGAAGAGCAACGGCCAGAGTGTCGGTTCCGCTCTGGTCAGCGCGTTCACTTCGATCATCAGCCCGATGTCGCTGGTGACACTTGGCGTTATCGCCGGCAGCGTCGCACTTTATCAGTACGTTGCCAGCGCGAGCGAGGTGAAATCGGCCGACGAGATCCTCAAGGGTCACGCCGAGACAGTCGCACTACTTAAGGACCGATACGGCGAGGCCGCTGAAGGCCTGCGCGAATATGTCAACGAGGGCATGAGCGGCACGGTTGTCGATATTCGTGACCGGCTTAAAGATGCCCGCGATGCAATTATCGATGCAGCAGGCGCGCGAAGCACCTACTCTACAGAAATAACTCCGTTCGTCAGCACGACGGATTCGAAGACGGTAAGCGACTACCGCAATGCCTTTATCGATCTTAGAAAGTCGATTCGGGATGGCGAGCCTGACCTACTAAAGTTCCGCGAGGCGATGGCCCGGATTGCCGACAATCCGGATGTCCCGAAGAAGGTTCGCGAGCTCGCAGAAGAAATGCGAGAGTTCGATCCGGAGGTCGTCAAAGTCGCTAGATCCATCCCAGGGATGGTCCAGCAGCTAGACCTTATAGAAGGGACGGCCGATCGACAGGCATTGGCCATCGGCCGCCTTTCCAAGGCGCTACGCGAACTAAACGAGATCGGCGTCGCACCGCTCACTGAAATCGAGAAGGTCGAAAGGGCTTACCAGCAAGCCAGGTCAAACGCATCGACACGCGAAGAGCGGGATGATGCGGATGCGGCGCGTCGCGCTGCCCTGCGCAGGCTTTATGATGGAAATCCGACGGTTACCAACTCCGACGGTCACACCACCAACGTCCCGATACCGGGTCAGAAACCTGTCACGCTCGGCGACAAGCCGGACGCTGAGACGAAGAAAGCCGAAACAGCCTCCCAGCGCGCAGCCAATGCCTATCGAGACCTCAAGAAGTCGGCCGACGATCGCATCGCTCAGATGCAGATGGAAACGGCGCTGCTCGGCAAGTTCGGTATTGAGGCGGATGCGGCCCGGTTCGCTCTCGATCTGCTCCAGCAGTCCGAGGACAAAGGCCGGTCCCTCAGCGACGCCCAACGGAAAGAGCTCGCACAGAAGGTCGAGCTGTACCGGCAATATTCGGAGCAACTGGCCAAGGCCAAGCTACAGCAGGATCTGCTAGAGCAGCGTCGATACAACTCGATGACGGCGCAAGACCAGCAGGTCTATACGACGCTGAAGCAGTACGGACTATCGACGGACCTCAACAGCCAAGAGGCCGGTCAAATCCGGCAGTCACTACGGGATGAAGCGTTTCGCGACGACATCAAGGCGTTTGCGTCTGACTTCAAGAACAACCTGCTGAACAGCGGCGGTGATATCGGCAAAGCTTTTGCTATGTCGCTCCAGACCGCGCTGATGGATCAGGCATCCAAGATGTGGGACAACCTCATCCAGCAGATCTTCGGTGGCGTTTCTGCGCCCCGTAGCTCTGGTGGCGGCATCAGCGCCGTTGGGGCTGCTATCTTTGGCGGCGGCTCCGGTAAGAGTTCAGGCGGTGCGGTCGATCTGGCTGGCGGCCTTCTCGGCAAGAGCGAGACGGCCAACCGCGGCCAAATCAATTCGTTCCTCAAGGCAGGCGGTGTCGACCTCGATGCGGCTCAGCAAGCCTGGTGCGCAGGGTTCGTTAATTCCTCGCTGGCTCAGATCGGCGTGAAGGGTAGTGGCTCAAACGTCGCAAACTCCTTCCAGAACTGGGGCTCCGCGATCGACCCATCTAAGGTGCTGCGCGGCGATGTCCTTTTGCAAGACAGAGGCCTCGGCGCGGGCGCCACAGGCGGCCATGTTGGTTTCGCTACCGGCCAAAGCCGAATGACCGACGGCCAGCTGCAGCTGCAGATGCTTTCCGGCAATTCTGGAAACGCTGTCTCAACGACTTGGGTCAATGCTGCTGAGGTTCAGGCGAAACGTGCCACAGAAGCGGCAAATGCGCTCGGAAGTGTCGCTGACAGTTCGAAGGTTGCCACGCAAGGCCTTGGCCAGCTGGGGCAGTTGTCGACGAGCTTCTTTCCGTCGGCGCCGTCCGCGCCTAGCGGAGGTGGATTCGGCAGCTTCTTCTCTGGCCTGTTTGGGCCAAGTTTGAGCGCTGCACAGATCGCCAAATACACGCCGATGGTCGGCCTGTTCGCAGATGGCGGCGATGTCCGCGGTCCTGGGACGGGCACCAGCGACAGCATCCCTGCGATGCTCTCTGACGGCGAGTTCGTCGTCAACGCTGCGGCCACCCGGAAGCACCGCGCACTACTCCATGCCATCAACGGCGGCCGGGTAGGGCACTTCGCTGCTGGCGGCCTTGTTGGAGGTGCGATCGCCGCTCCAGTGGCTCCGAATCTTCGCACAGCAAGGTCGGCGGCCAACAACAACGCTCCCGGCGTGATGGTCATCCATCTCGACGGTGCGAATGGCGACGATCACGTCATGGCGCTTGCCAAGCAGGCAGTGACCGACGGTCTGGGCCAGTACAACAAGAACCAAGAGCGCGGCGGCTTCGGCACGGTTCAAGGGCAGTTCACAAAAAGGAAGGGCTGACCTTGGCGATTTACACCAACGTGCCGACGCTGGAAGCGAACTTCCTTGCGCCTGTGTCTGTGTCCGTCGACGTTCTCGGCTCGTCCATCTCGGGCGGCCGGAACGGGCATGGCGAAAGCCAGACGATCGAGATGTCAGGTGGTGGTCTTCTGACCTCCACCTACACCGATTGCAAGCTCACCGAGCCGGAGCAATACGAGTACGTCAACAGCCTTGGCGCCCGCCTAAATGGCGGCTTCCGCTACATCAATGTGCCGATCATAACCGATTGGTACGGGCCATTCGCCGGGAAGAATCCGATTATCGGCGGCATCCCGCATTCCGATGGTTCACTATTCAGTGACACTTCAGGATACAGCCAGGCGAGCGTCTATGGCGAGATCACTGCGGCGGCCAGCCTGAATGCCGGCATCATCAAAATGCGTGTATACGGCCTCTCTCGGCCGCTGCGTTGGTCCGATTGGTTCTCGATCTATCACGAGACCAAAGGCTGGCGCGCTTATCGCTACTGGGAAGTGCTCGAAGTCACCGCTGAGGCCAATCCGGTCTACACGCTTGCGCTGTCTCCGCCCCTTCGCGAGGCGGTCACGGTAGGCACTCGGGTCGAGTTCGCCCGGCCACGCTTCGTGGCGAAGTTCAAGGACGGTTTCACGCTGCCCTCGATCGTCGAGGCGTTCTTCGTGACCCAGCAAACAATCCAGTTTTCCGAAGCATTTTAAGCACGAGGTGCCTATGGCCTATGTGCCCGACAACGTCGTTGAGGCGTTGCGCGGAAGCCATCAACTTGGCCTTTTTCTGCGCATCGACACAGATCCGGCGCTGCACATCTGGTTCGGCGTCAATGACGTGCCGATCGGTTTCGACAGCATCGATCCGGACGGCACGGTTTACCTTGGAGGAGGGCGCCTCATTGGCCTTCCTTCGCTCGAGGTGCTTGTCAACGGGACCTCCGACGCCGTCGATTTTACGATCAGCGGCGTTGATCCGGCGACCGGCGCCAAGATGCTCGACAGCATTCCGCCGGTTCGCGGCAAAAAGGTTCAGATCGGGCTGACCACGCTCGATCAGTACCACCAGCCGATGAGCAAGATCATTCCGATCTGGACCGGCGTTGCTTCTCATCCGAAAGAATCCGGATCGTACGGGCAGGGCGACGCAGGAGCTACGCTGGCTCTAAGCCTTGCCGTGGTCTCCGGCGAGAACACGCGCTCACGGCCGTCCCGGGCATTGTGGTCCGACGCCATGCAGCGATCGCTCTATCCGACCGATGCGTTTTGCGACGGCGTTGCGCGCCTTGCTCGTGGCATCCAGCCAAAGTGGCCGGTGTTCAATTGACCATTCATGAGTTTTTGGCGCGACCGCGCGAGTTTCGATGGGGTGGCGTCGATGGCGAAGATTGCATGACCTTCTGCGCGTCATGGATCGCCGAACTGACCGGCGATGACCCTGCGGCTGAATTCCGCGGCACCTATCACACCGAGTTCGGCGCTGGCCGGCTGATCGCCAGTTACGGCGGCCTTGTGCCTCTGACGGCAAGGCTGGTTGAGCCTCTGGGCTTCACACGCACGGCGGACCCGCAACCCGGCGACGTCGGCATCATCAAAGCAATTTCCGAAACCGACCGGCGTGCCGGCGAGATGGCTGCCATCCGCTTTGGGCCGCTGTGGGCGACGATGTCGCTCGCGGGCGTGCGCGCCAAGAAGGTCGAGTTCGTGGCAGCGTGGAGAGCGCCGGAATGAGGCAATTCGACAGCCTGCCTAGCATGCTGGAAAACAGCACGGCGCTTTACAGCCAATTCCTAATGGACCCGATCTTTACGCCGCTTTTCACGGCGATCCTCGGGACCGGTGGTTTCACTATCGGCGCCACCACAATCACCTATGCGTCGGTCGCGGCCGCCATCGCCACGACGGCCCTATCGATAGGACTGCAGGCGCTCCTCGCGCCGAAGCCTCCCAAGCCGGAGGACGGGAAGGTGCCGCGAACGCAGGCCGTGCCATATCGGCAGTGGGGCGTGGGCCGGAATCGTGTCGGCGGCGCATTCATGTTGTGGGAGGCGAAGGGTAAGAACCTCTTCGCCGTGCAGGCGATCGCTGGCCACCGCATCAAGTCTATCAATCGGTACTGGCTGCATGATGACGAAGTGACGTTGCAGCCTGATGGGACGATCCAAGAGGGCACCAACTACTCGACACGAGTGAAGATCCTGAGCCGTCTCGGCCTCGTGCCTGAGACCGCCTATGCGCCAATAGTCGAGAAGCTCTCCGCTGATGGCGTCTGGACGAATGCCCATCGCGGCGACGGTCAGGCGTCCGTTGCCATGATCGCCGAAAGCGTCGGTGCCGAGCGCCAGAACAAGCGCTTTCCGTACGGCCCACCGCAGTTGTCGGTCGAGGCCGACATGGCGCTGTGTTGGGACTTCCGCGACCCACTGCAGGATCCAGAAGATCCAGATACTTGGGTCTGGACGAAAAACACAGCGCTCCAGATGTGCTGGCACCAGTGTTTCAACGAATTCGGACATCGCCGTGACTATCGTCGCGCGATCCTTCCCTTGTTGGAGATGTGGCAGGAAGAGGCCGATATCTGCGATGAGCTTATCCCGCTGAAAGGCGGAGGCTTCGAGCGCCGATATGAATCTAGCGGTTTCGATACTACCGAAAACGATCCAAAGGCAGCGACAAACGCGCTGCTTGCTGCTTGTGACGGCTGGATCTGCGAGCGCGGCGACGGCGCACTTCAGTTCATCGTCGGAAAGTTCCGCGAGAAGTACGTCACGACCATCACTGATGCCGATATCACCGGCCATCAGATCGAGTACGACGTTCTCTTCGAGGACGAGTGCAACAGGCTTGTGCCGAAGTTCACGTATCCTGAGATTGGCTATGCCACATCGGACACGGATTTCTTCGAGGACGTTGACGCGCAGATCACCGCCGGCCGAGTGCTGGCGCAGGACGCCATCTACCAGTGGGTGCAGCAGTGGCGACAGGCTCGTCGCCTCGGTAAACGAGATTGGCTGAGACTGCAGCAGAAGGTCAGCGGCACGCTCAATCTTCGGCTTTCAGGCATCAATTCGGTCTACAGCCGATGGGTCCGGATGAACACTCCGCTCTCGCTGCCTCGCCTCAATGGCAAGATTGTTGAGAACCGGAAATCACTGCTGTCCTTGATGCAGGGTGCTTTCAGCATGGATATCATGCTGCATCCCGAAAACATCGACGCATGGAACCCTGCTACCGACGAGGGCAAGATGCCGCCGGTTCCGCCGAAGACGGGCAAGGGCGACGTTGTCGTGCCTGTTATCAATCTGGTGCAGGCAAAGCCGAATGGCGAGAGTGTTTACATCCGGGTCGTCATCATCGACCCAGAAGACGATACTCTTGCTCCGGTTGTCAGGTATCGGGTTGCTGACGACGGAAGCGGAAACCCCGGCCAGTGGGTCGAACAGCGCTTTCCGAATGCAACACCATCGGGCGGATTCATCAACCTCAACACCAATGTCGTGCCGTCCGACAAGCTGCTCGATATTCAGGTGGCCTTTATCGCGTCTGATAATGACTACGGCGACTGGTCGGTTACGGCGAACGTGACATCGACGGTCGGCGGTTATGATGCCGACGCCACGGCCATCTTCTCGGCTATGTCGGTTGCGCCGAACAACACCCGCAAGCGGCTGATCAACAATCTCGTGGTGGATCTGAAATCTGCCGGCGTCTGGTCGCTGCTGACGAAGATTGTCGTGCCTGCCGCACACTCGGAGCAAGCTGGCCTACTAAACTGGAAGGCTCCCGGCGGAACGCCATTCGCGAAGGTCGGAACGATCAACTTTTCGGCCGACCTTGGTTTCACCGGAGACGGCACAAGCGGCCATCTCGACAGTGGGTCGGCATGGACATCTATAGCCAGCCAGGACAATGCCTCTATGTGGGCTTGGTCTCTGACAAACGTGGACGCGAACGCCGCGATACTTGGAACGACCACCTCTGGCGGCAATGCCTTCATTATCCCGAGGACGGCTGGAAACTTCAACGTCCGCGCCAACGGGGCTACCGCCACGATCGATGCACTGGCCTCCTCGGTCGGCTTCTTTGGTTGGTCCCGCGCATCATCTTCTGCATTTAGTGGCTATCGAAACAAGACGAAGACCGATGTAACGCAAGCGAGCGCTGCCGCTCCAACCGGCAACATGACGGTTGCTCGGACTGGTGGCGGTTACGCGTCGCAGCAAATCGCCTTTGCGGCCGCAGGATCATCTCTCACGCAAACACAGCAGAACGCCCTTTACGACGCGGTGCGCGAATATCTACGCGGCGTCGGCGCTCTGTGATTCGATGCCCTCAAACTCTTTGGACGGGGAAATATGAGCGACGAAATTAAAGACGCATTCGCGGTAGCCTTCGCTGACGGCCCAGCAACCTCCCCAAGCCCAGTGGACAAGGCTGCCGCGAGGCAGGCTGGCGCGACAACCCAGCAGCAGTTCGACGGCTTGGCAGATCGCGTTGACGATGTCGAGGATGACCTCTCCGACCTAACGGCCACCGTGACCGCCATCAACACTGGTTCCGCCGAAGGGTTGATCGTCGAAACAACGCTCGCGAACCTAAACGCTAGGGCAGCTGCTCTTGGGCTAGGCAGCGGTGATGCGGGCCGAGGCGGGCGAGTCTACCAGGACGGCAATGCGGCCAACAACGGGGACTATCGCTGGTCCGGTTCTGCTTGGCAGATCATGGGTGCTGGCCGTCTTGGAGCCGCCGAGGCAAACATTCTCGCTCTCACACGCCGGACGATGCAGCTAACCTGCAACCGAGAGATCATCGTTGACAAGCGAAACATCCTTGGCGGCGGGCCAGCGGTCTATGTGCCTGACAGCCTCAAGCTTGTCGTGAATGGCGCTACGCTTGTGAGCAAGACGCTCACCGCCGACCCTAAGATGATCCACTGGGCAAAGATCGCCATCACCGATACCGCCGAGCTGCAAACGCTCTACCTCGACATCAACGATGACGCCAATCCGGTTAAGGTGTCGGCAGAGATGCCGGTTGATGCCACCCGATATTTCCACATCGTTTCGCTCTTTGGCTCGATGCAGGGTTGGGCTGGCACCAACAAGATTATCTCCACCGAGGAGTGGCGGGCGACGTTCATCTCGGATGAGCCAGTCGTTTTCGATGCGAATGAGGGAAAGATCTATATCCCACAGCTCCGTGGTCTTCGTGGCGGTGGCAGCCTTTCGTGGAACCTTAATCCGCTATCGACCAATGACCGGTTCCGAGAAGTATCGGTAGCCGTGACTGGCTCGGCCGTTTTCGTTTGGGCAGACGTATATGCTTGCGTAGCCGACAGCCGGGCCGCGAACTGCATCGTCTCCTCAACCGGCTACACCAATCGGCCGTTCCGTGATGGCTCGGCCCTTGTGCTGCTTGGCGTGGTTTTCTCTCGGCATTTCACCCCAGCGCATCCCGACCTGAGGATCGCCAACATCGTTCCCAATCAGTTCGGTGCGGGCCGTGAGGACAATGACCTTGCGGACATCGTATTCGGGGTGTCTGCACCGGCATCACTGACAAAGTCGGAGTCGTTGGCGCTAGGCTTCACGCGGGGATATGCAGCAGATACCGGCACCAACGTTTATTACGGAGGCGCTTTCCCGCAGGCCCGGAATACGGGCTTCCTGTTCTATCGGTTCTTCATCGAGACCGACGTTGCCGGGGAATTCTACTCCCCCAGATGCTTCCAGCAGCGGCGCGCCTCGGACGGGACGACATCTCTGGAATTCGTTGGCGCCACGCTTGAGAAGCAGCACTCGGCGAACGTCAGGGAGTATTCCGGCTATGTGAGCATCACCGGTAACGATCCGATTATCGGAGCGTATTTTGGCACTTCGGGTATGACGCAAAACGGCGTGCGCGTCTTCGGCGTGCAGTTCTGGCTCGGAACCACGATGGATGCGTGGGTCGGGAAAAAGGACTATCCGAGATCCAGGGATGAGATCGGCAATCGCATTAGGTCTCTCGAAGCCGGTGGCGCCTCAAGCGACCCCCTGGACCCTATCGTCCCGCCGCGATTCTATGTCCATCCGGACAGGCCGTACCCGATCTACCTCGATCAGATGTTCGGAAAGACGGGGCGTGGTCGATACCGCGCAGTCGTTCAGTCGCAAAAGGAGAGCTATAAGCCGCTTTATAGCCGTGAGGTGCCCGATGGGACGCTCGTGCTCGATGCTGCTCGACTTGGAACGTCGCTGGACTTTATTCTCCAGGATGTGACCGTCCGCAACCGCAAGATCATGCGCTCATCGCCTGTGCGAGTTCTTTCGCCCTCGGCCATCGACGCCCTTTCGCTGCGGGCACTGTTCCTCGGCGACTCGATCACAGACTGGAATGGCACAGCCGTCCAAGCCGTCCGACGACTGCAGGACATGGGCGTGACTATGACGACGATCGGCACGCTTAGCCAGTCGTCCGTTGTTTCTGGGGACGGGACTATCCAGGGAGAAGGCCGCACGAGTCGCCGCATGGCAGACTTCTATGGTCTGACGTTAGAGCGCATGGCCTTCCTGCCGTCCGGCAATGAGGCGGCATACCTCGCCATGGATGAGACCGCCAAGCGTGGTTACAACCCATTTTTGAAGGGGGCTAACGGCGACGACCTCGCCAGCCGTCCGGAGATGATCTTCAACGGCAACATCTTCGACATGCGGTATTATCTCACGCGCTTCAGCCTGGCCGATCCGGATGTCGTGGTGATCAATCTGGCGACGAACGACTTCAACAACGAAACGGCGGAAGTCGCTGCCCAGCACGTTGCGACAGGCCTCAACATCATCGTCAAGCAAACTCGGCGGGCTCTGCCAAATGCCAAGATCATGCTCGCCTACAACAGCCGCGGCTACCCAGCCAACGACAGTGTATGGGAAGGTGGGTTCCGGGCGTGCCTGTTGGAATATCTGAAGTTCGTCGTCACCACGACCGACGATAAGGTATTTTTCGTGCCCGGGTATTGCACGGTGAACCGCCTTGCGAGCTTCAACTACTCATTGACGGCGGATCCGAATACCGGCTTGTCGGCGGGGTCCATCACCGATGCGACCCATTATATTGAAGCTGGCGTGCGGGAGTTCGGTGAAGTGCTCGCCCAGTTCATTGCAGGGGCGGCGACTGAGTGACTAGATCGGATACTCGTTGTCCTTCGCAATAGCTTCTGCAATCGTGTCGGCTATCTCTTTTCGGATAGCCGACACAACATCTTGTAGTGCTGCCTTCCTGACAAACTCGTAATCCACACGATCGGAAGCCATTGCATAAGCTTCCCCGAAGGCTTTCATCTTCTCTTCTAGGCGGTCCATGCTTCCCTCGCTGTGTTTTCGCCGGAAAATGCTTTGCGAGCCTCGTCTGGTCAATAGGTGAATTGCCATTGTTGCCTTTTGGCAAACCTCCCGATATCCGGGAAGTGACTTGCGAGGTATGCGATGAAGACTGCTCAAGATCTGATAGACGAGTTTAATGCAGGTTATGCCCTGGACATCTCAGCGAAGAAATATTTCCCGTCCGGGTTGCCCGGCGACAGGTACGCCAGCATCTTGCTCTCTGATCTTCCGGCAGCCAAGACGGCCAGTGAGCCCGGAGTTTATAACAAAGATAATCGTGATATCTCTGGCTGCAGAATATGGTTTCCGGCCGGATCTAAGGCCAAAGTCATCAAGTTCCGGTACGAAGTAATTATTGATTCTCCAAACTGGAATTTCTACTTCGTGAGCGTGCCGGCCGGCATGAGCTTCAAACTCAACGGTCCCGATCATTCCGTAATAAACTTCTCCTCCAAGCGAGTTGGCGCCAATATCCGTTGCTCCGGGGGGGTAGGCGCCCACTATCGCGGGTGCCGCGTTGTCATTGGTGAGAACACATTTGTCGCTGGTGCACGTATCGTGCTTCTTAATACTGATCTCTTGATCGGACGGAATTCTCTCTGGTCGGATGAAATCCTTGTTCAGGGATCAAATCAGCACGGCATAGTGGCGCTGCCTGAGAAAAAGCTGGTCGATTACCCCCGTAATAGGATTGAACTGGAGCCGCACGTCTGGATTGGAAGGCGAGCAATTGTCAGCTCGGGGGCAAAGATCGGGACGGGGTCTATCGTCGGCACAGGCGCGCTGGTGGCTAAGCCTTACCCACCGACCTGCATAATCGGGGGCAACCCCGGCAGGATAATCAAGAGAAACCGGACGTGGGCGTTTAATCTCGATAAAATCGAAGATCGAGAACTTGAGATTATTGACAGCCTTCCTGTCTTCGAAGAGCCCAAAATCTCGTGGTGGGCGAGACTTACCAACCGTCTCACGCGGCATTGAACAGCATCACTGCTCCTCAGTAATATCCTGGAGGCGTTTAAGCGCGACAATACACAGTGCGGTCGGCGCATTGAATGCTTCTATTTTCTCCCCGCCCAAAAGTTGGGCTGTGCCGTCAAATGTTACTGCGCCGACACACTGAGGGTCTATTTGGCAAGCGAGTTCGTAAGACGCCTGCAGATCGGACGTGTATTCCGCTGGCTCTCTTAGGCTCACGCCGTCTGGCGCAGTCCAAGTAATGTAGCGCTCTCGCTCACCAGTCTCGGTATTTGTGCGGATCTCCACGTTTTTCAGCCACCCCATCAATTGACCTATCGACGTGTCGATCGTGCGCGCTGGCCTTCTTGTTCTATAAAGCCGGTCAATCACCGACTGAATCGTAATCTCGTTCATCTTCTTTTCGTATCTGTCGCAGCCTCGCTCCGGCAGGCCTTGGCTTGGTCAAAGCGATTTAGCATTCCTAAAAAAGGGCCGGCGCACGCCAATGAGCCGACCCTTCGCATGGTAGCGCTGTCCAGGCGCTGGATGTGCCCGCATCGCTTCAGTCGATGCGGCAAGCCGTTTCATATCCGCGTAAAGCGAAAACTTGGGAGAGACGAGCCTCAACCGCACGTCTTTGAGATATTGCTGGTCCATCTGCTTGGCAAGATCTTCGCCCACCACCAAATCGGAGTTCCCAATGCTCCTCCCAGACTGGCGCCGCCTCGTAAGGCGCGCCTGGTCGCTGCGGCTTATCGAAATCGCGGCCGCAGCTGACCTCATCCTAAACGTCGTTCCCTTCGTCTCTGACTGGCTTCCGTGGTGGCTCACCATCGTGCTGTTGGCCGGCGCATGGGGTGCGCGTCTCATTGCCCAACCTGAAAAGGAAAAGGCGAATGCCAATCAACAAGATCCTGCCGTCAAGGCGGGCTAAGAGCGTGATTGCCGCGGTGATGGCTGCTGTCATCGCCGGAAGCGCTGCGATGCTGCCTGGCGGAACGCCTGCGCCCGTAACGCTCGCGGTGGATCACCTGATCAAGCCGTGGGAAGGCCTGCACACCCGGGCCTACCTCGACATCGTCAAGGTGCCGACGATCTGCTACGGCGAGACCAAGGGCGTGAAGCTGGGCATGACGAAGACCGTCGCCCAGTGCGAGACCATGCTCATCGAGCGCGTCACAGCCGACTATTACACGCCGCTGACCAAATGCATCGCCGGCTTCACCAAGATGCCGGTGAGCGTGCAGGCGTCAATGATCTCCGGCGCCTACAACTTCGGCGTTGGCGGTATGTGCGGCTCGAGCGCGGCCCGTTTTGCCAAGGCGGGCCTGTATCGACAGGCTTGCGAAGCACAGACGGCATGGAACAAGGCCGGCGGTCGCGTGGTCAACGGTCTGGTGAAGCGCCGAGAAATGGGCGACGCCCAGCGGATCGGCGAGGCCGAGCTTTGTGTATCGGGGTTGCCGAAATGATCGCGCTCCTCGCAAACAAGACAGCCGCCAAAGCCCTTGCGGCATTGATCCTCGTTCTATCGCTCATGGCCGGAGCGTGGTGGATCCACGGCCGCATCTACGACGACGGATATCAGGCAGCCGTCATCGTGAAGAACGCCGAAATCGCGACCATTCTTCAAGAAAATGCCCAAGCCGACGCCGACGAGCAGCGCCGGCAGACCATCGCCAACAACGCGGCGAAGAAGCGCGAGGCAGAAGCCATCGCCCAGCTTGAGGCTCAAGAGGCCGAAAACCTAGAACTGAGAAGGAAGCTGGCCAGTGAAGCTCGGCAAGATCCTCGCGCTAATGAGCCTAGCCTTAGCGCTGACAGCGTGCGGCGTATCAACGAAGTCCGTTAACGTCGCCCCCGTAAAGCCACCGCAGATCGCGCGGCCGGACAGCAAGCTGCTGAATACCTGCGATAGGCCGGTCCTCTTGCCCTATGGTCCAATGACGCAGGCGCAGGTCGAAGAGCTATGGATCGCCGATCGTTCTGCGTTGCTGGCGTGCTATCGCCGGCATCTGGCGCTCAGGAACTACATCGTCGAACGCGACGATGCGCTGCGAGGCGTCCTATGAGCGGCCCCGAAATCATGGCCGTGGTCGGCTTCTTCGTGATGCTGTCCGCCACGCTCTGGGGCATCTGGTGGCGTATCGAAGGCAAGGTAAAGGAAGCCAAGGACGGCGCAATGGCGTCCGCATCCGCGGCACAAGCTCTGGCCGCACTCGCACGCGATGAGCTGGCCAATCACAAGCTGCACGTCGCCGAGACCTACATCACCAAGGCCGGCATGCGCGAGACCACAGAGCAGATCATGGAAGCCATCGGCGGCGTGAAGAGCGCTGTTGACGCCATGACGCTCCGCATCGATCGCGTCGTCGAAGGACAGCCGAAGCCAAGAGCGTCCAGGAGTAATTCATGACCAGAAATGGCAACGCAAGCGCGGCTCGCGCCGCGCGCATGCTGGCGACCGCGTCTTACATAGGCGCGGGCGTCATCCCAGGACAGGGCGGTGGCCCGAAGTGGCCCAGCCTCTACCTAGGCCCGGTAGCTAATCGTATCATGTATGCGAACGAGGGCCTCGGCACCACAGCCAAGCAGATCATGGCGCAGACCCACCATGTAGCCATGGATACCTCGGCAAACTATCTACGGGTACGCTATCCGAACTACTTCCCTCAGACAGGCGGCGGTGGAGGCGAAGTGAATTGCGGTGGGGCTGCGACGGGTCGATGCAGCATCTACTTTTACAATCCGACGACATCTATGATGACAATGGTTCGGATGCTGCAGTTTTCGGACGGAAATCAGACCGCCACAGCTCCAGACGGCGGCGTATTCGATTTTCTCGCGCCCGTGTCTATTCCGCAGGGCTCTCACTTCTGGCTTCGCTTCTGGGGCGATCGCAGTGCCGGTCAATGGGCCTATGCGCATGGTCAAGCAGACTATGCGAATGGCGACATTCTCCGGTATGGCGCGACGACGCCTGACCTGACTGGCACCACCACCGCATTCACTGACACCTACAACGGCGCCCTCGATCGTTTCGGCCCATGCAACATCCTTGGTTACACACTTCGCCCGACGCTCGCCGATTGGGGCGATAGCATCGGCGCCGGCCTTAAAGCCGCGCCGTCTGGTCTGTTTGGCAACAACGGAACCGGCCAGAAGCTTTTTGCGGAGCGCATGGCATCTGTAAATCTCTCGGTTCCTGGTGAGCTTTCTGCCTCCCTGGCTGATCGCAGCAAGACGGCAAAAAGGAGGATTGAGGCGGCTTCCTGTAGTCACGCCTTGATCGAAATCGGGTCCAACAGCGCCATTGCTTCGAACATCGATGCCGCTACCGTGATGGCTGATGTGCAGCAGCTCCGCGCTGACTTGGGAATGCCTGCCATTATCGCGACCATTCCACCTTGGACGGACCAAGGCGGCGGTGGCAACACGCTCTCGAACAAGCGAGCGGCTGATGCGAATGCTGTGAACTTCAATGCTCTGGCACGTGCCGTGCCGGCAGGATTTGCCGGTGTGTTCGACCGCGCGGCAGCGCTTGAAGATGCGAGCCGCCTATGGGGTAGTGTCGCGTATCAGAGCGATTGGGTTCACCCTTCAACGGCAGGCGAAGAACGAGTCAGGTCATTTCTTGCCGGGTTCGATTTTTCGAAAGTGGGCAATCCAGCCCCCGTTTATGCCGGCTTCGAGTTGCCCACAGCGACGGTCTATCGAAGTAAGGATCTTGCAGGGTGGACCCTGACTGCCGGTGCGGCGCGGCTCGCCCAGGATGCGTACTCTCCTGAACATAAGCTCAACGCAGCGGTGATACGAGAGCTTGCGGCAGACAATAACCACAGCATCGTTCTTACATCCTCAATCACTGGCCTCGCCAGCACGACCAAGGAATATTCGGTTAGCATCGCGCGAGGCGTCGGCAACCGTCACGCAGTCGTCGAGATAGGTAAAAACGGCGGCAACTACTACGCGATGAAGTACGCCGTCAATCTTTCCACTGGAGCCATAACGGCGGCGCCAAACGAAGGAACTGTTCAGGTTACGCAAATCGCTGTAGCGACGCTTGATCCTGACGGCTTTTGGCGCGTCGTGATCCGCATTACCTATGACGCGACTATGCCGAACAATCCCTACTTGTTTGTCCGTATGGTCGATAGTCCCACCGAGGTGAACCCGAATTATGTCGGCGATAACACATCGACCCTCAAGATCTGGGGCTTTGACGTGAAGTAACCCACCGCCCTGGCATCATTCGGTTGCGATCGTGGCGTGGGGATCACAGAAAACCGTCAGCTTTCATATCAACCACATCACAGCCAGGGTCACGAGGGTCGCCAATCCTGCGAACAGCACAAGGCTGAAAAGTAGTTCTCTCCTGGAAGATTGCTTCATTCCTTGAGCCTCTTGCTCATTAAGTCGCAGCGAAAGATAGAGATCGACGCCCTGACATCAAAAAGCCCCGCTACAACTTCGTGGAAGTAGCGGGGCCGAGGAAAACCTTGAGATGGACAAAACAAGGTGACCGGCTGTGAAACTGGTAAGGCTGCGAATAGTTCCGCAGCGCTTCCGGCGGCCTCGCCAACACCTACTCAGTGCAACGGTACGACGTTGTCGGGCACGTGACCGGAGTGCTGTTTCTTTAATGCTCGAGCGTAATCTCGAGCGAAGCGCTCATTGATAAACCGCATCTCGCGGACTTCGCCGTCCTCCTCAACGCGCACATAGTGCCACTCGTCCCGACGTATGACTTCGATATCAGCGATCATCAACTTTTCCTCCTGCTCTCAAGGTAGGAAGCGCTCGGATCACGTCAACTTAAAAGAAGGGTCCGCTCACACGGAGCGCGCTCAGTGGTTGTAGGTCAGAAGCGAACTTTCTCGACAGATAGATGTTGGGGAATATGACGCGTCGGTTTCGCAACTATCTGGTGGTGCTCCTGATCTCACTAACCATGTGGGCAGTCCTGGGTGGTGCCTTAATCTGGCTTCTTTGAATGCTCGCGGCTAACTCTCGACCTGCATACCGGCTTCCCAAGCAGCTTGAATGAAGGCCGTGCGTGCTACTTCTGTTTCCCCTTGCTCGTTAAGGCAGTCGAGGCACGCTTTCACAGCTTCATAGAATTTTTCACCATCATCGTCCGGCCATTCCGTCAGGAGTTCCCTTGCCGCGTCTTCGACGGTACTGACAATGATGTCTCTTCTGCTGCCAATTGATGCCAGTCTCACGGGCTCGAAGGTATGCAATGTGTCTCGTTCCAGAACAAAATACCTCTTAAGCCACTCTCTGACATTCACTCAGCAATAACCATGCCACCGCCGTGACTTCCTCTGTGCGCTTGGCGTGACGTGAATGTTCCCCGCAGATTGGTACGGTGTTTGACAATCTCTGCGGAGGCAGCCTCGAATAGAGCGTAGGCTCGTTGCCGGGGGAGAGACGACGAGCCCGCAGGCCTCACAAGACAAGGCCCTTCCACCATTTGCGGGAGGTTACTCAGAATAGTTTCATGACGGCCGAGCCCATGCCCTGACATCAAAAGCTGGAGCCGCCTGGACTAAGCTAGACGGCTCCTGATTTATTCAGTTTTTTGCGAGAGATGCTGACGTGCTGCCCTTGTTGTCGGTATATTTATATGAAGCACCTTTGCCGCTTGCAGTAATCGAGACACGACCGAGACCGTTCGGGCCAACGTTCATACTGATTGTTTTACCAGATACTTTGGCGCCGCTCACGCGGACGGGTGAGCCAGCGAACGTATAGCTAGGATTACCGCTCTTCGGGACAACGATGAGGATAGCATTACCCTTAGCTGTCTTACCGGTGTATGTACCCGCTAGTTCACCGAATTCAGCTGCAAAGGATGCAGATCCGGAAGCGATGAAGAGCGCCAAAGCCAGAAAAAACTTATGCATGAATAAACCCCTTTTTGTTGAGAATTTGCGGATTTATACTTGCCTCGATCAGGAATTTACGTCAACGGCGGGGGATAATATTTGTAACCCGGTAACTGGACAGCTCCAGCCCCATGATCGGCTGATGGGTATTGCCCGAGCAGCACTCGGTGGCGCCTAGTGGGGGCTTTTTGTTGCCACCTGCCAAATGAGGCTAGCGCGCGCGAGAGGGGCGCCGACCTTTCCCGCAGCGTGGTATGCCCTGTGGCGCCTGTGGTGGTTCGTCTCACGAACTAATGCTTCGTCTCGCCTCTGCCCATCTCGTATTCGAAATCAGCAATCAGCGTGATTGCTTCGAAGACAAGCTTTGCCGCAGCCTCACAGTCGGCAGAAAGGAGAGCGTGGTCTCGCTCAATTTGTGTGCCGAGTTCCTCCAACCGAAAATGATGGTTCGTTGAGAGAGTTCGAGAAACTAGGGCCGTATACGCTAGGCTTTTTGCGAGCTCGACCAGCACGCGATCTCGCTGATGAGCCGTCATCTGCGAAAACGCTAATGGCTCGGTTTGATTGAGGTCCATACGCAATACTCCGTTTTGCGACTCAATCGTTACTCAAGTGATTCGTTCCCGAGGATTTAACGGTCTACCGAAACCATCGCTCAGCCGCTTTGAGGAGTTCTTGTTCAGTGGTTAATCCGTCCTGAAACAACCGCACCAGCAGCATAGCGAGCTCATCCGGGTGGGTATCGTGTTCCGGAATCACTTGGGCGAAGACGCGTTCAAGCAACGCCAGATCCTCAGGTCGAAGAACTACATTCGATGGGATGCGACCGCGCATTGCAATTTCCTTGCAGCAGTACCTATCCTGCCACCCTACGCAGTCAAAGTTCCCAATGTTTTAATGTTTGCGTGGTGCACTCGCTCGATGACCAAGCGCCCAAGAAAGCCCCTGCTGGCCGATGATCATGCGCCGCTGAAAAGCCGACCGATCGCAAAGCGTGATCCTGACCAGCCGAAACTTCCCTTCGATCCGATGCCGGCGCGGATCGAGCCGTGCCTTGCCCTCCTCAAAAGTAAGCCGCCGCACGGCGACGACTGGACATACGAAGTCAAATGGGACGGATACCGCCTGGCCGTCCACATTGAATCGTCGCGCATTCTCCTTCTCACCCGTGGCGGGCATGACTGGACGCACCGCTTCCCAGCAATTGCCGAGGCGGCGAGGGGCTTGGGACCAACCACGATGATCCTCGACGGCGAGGCGGTGGTTCTCGACGATCAAGGACGTTCTGATTTCGGCCTACTGCAGCGCTCGCTCGGCGCCAGCGGCAAAGCGGCGGGGCGGGAGGCATCTCACGATGCCATCTTCTACGCCTTCGATCTGCTGTACCTCGACGGGCACGACCTGACTGGCACCGAGTATCGCGTTCGCCGGCATCTCCTTAACGATGCCTTGCCTCTTAACGAAGGCAAGATCAGAATATCGGAGGAAATTGATGCTGATCCTGATGTGCTGCTGGCGAATGCTTGTCAGCTCGGATTGGAAGGTATCATCGCCAAGCATGCTGATCGGCCGTACCGATCAGGCCGTACCGGCGACTGGCTCAAGATCAAGTGCGTGCAGAGCGACAGCTTTGTCGTCGTCGGCTACGAGCCTTCATCTGCCGTGCGCGGAGGGATTGCTAGCCTGCTACTTGCAGCCTATCGGGGCGACGTGCTTACCTATGTCGGTAGTGTCGGGACCGGATTCAAGCACGACGAGGCGCGCCACCTACGGACGACCCTCGATAAGCTCAAGGTGAAGAAGTCCGTCGTCGATGTGAAAGGGAAGGATGTCGTCCACACGAACCCGACGCTCATTGCCGAGATCGAATATCGGGCCTGGACGCTGGATCAGAAGCTCCGCCACCCGTCCTACAAGGGGCTTCGGGATCGGCAGGACAATGCGGATATCTACCGGCTGGATTGACGGTCGACGACTGTAAGTCCGTTCCGCCTCCGCATCTCGTCATACCAGTCTTCGACAGCCTTGGCGGCCTGCCAGTGTTCCTTCTCCCATCCCTGATGTGGCATGAGACGCGTCTTGAATCCGTCATGCTGTGCCGCGCCGCCTGACCACATGAACCAATTCCGCTTGGTGTGCGTCGTCTTATCGCGCTCGATCCGACCGATGTAGATCGGGCCGTCGTATGCGGACCAGTCCTCCAGGCCTTCGCCGGGCCAAGTCACGCGCCACTGGTAGACCTTCTGCCAGGACATCTCACTTCAGCACATCCGCGATCTCGGCAGCTGCTAACCGTGCCTCACCGTGCCGAGGAAGGCCGCGATAGACGCGCGGCTGATGCTCGGCACAATACCAAAGCGTGATGGCTCTGCTTTCCTCGAAGCCGTAGCAGCCCCACTTCTTGCAGCCGTCGTGGTCGCAGTAGTGCTCAACGATTACGGAGTCGGTGCGGGTGATTCTGGTTTCGTCGCTCATAAAAGACTGCCCTGCTGCTCCTCGATAGGCAGGAGGATGAGCCCGTTGTCGGGCAGGGGCCGTTGCAGACTGCTCGCCTCCTCCCAAGGCGCCTTCATCCAGACCTCGACTTCTTCCTCAGTAGTTAAAATGACTGGCATGGCTTTCGGATGGATCGGCTTCACCACGGCGTTTGGGTCGCACGTGAGGAAGCCAAATAACTGGTGCTCACCCTCGCGCGGCGTCTTCATCGATCCGCGCGTGCCATTCCACCCCGTCCAGATGCCAGCGAAAAAGGCAAGCGGGCGGTCCTCATTGATCGCGAACCAGCGCTTGGTCTTCTTTGGCTTAGTGTCCTCGTATTCGCAGAATGTCGTCCACGGCACGATGCACCGGTTCTGTGGACCGAGCCAGCGGCGCCAGTGCGGCGAGGCGACATTGCGGATATTCGTCACTCCCGTATCAGGCTTGCCCTGAAGTATGCTCGGCGGCGTCGGCATGCCCCAGGTCAGGCGCGTCATTTCGCGCCCGTCTTCGGAGTTGCGAACCACTGGTGCTGGGCGATCGGGGAAAATGTCGAGCGTCGGCTCAAGATTGCCGAGGTTGTCGCGGAGCGACTTGGTCAGCGCGCGTATAGCTTCCTGGTTCGTCGTAACGTTGTAAAGATTACACACGATTGCCTCATCAGATGTCTGGAACGTTTACCTAGACTGATCTAGAGCAGGGAACTCGCTTCACATTGGCCAGTTCCGTGACGCTCGCAGCCGATCGACAGCACGCGGCTTAACTGGACGAACTTCATCTTCGCCCCGAACTTTTTTACGTGCGCCTAGCGATCGAGGGGTACGTGCTTGTTGCATCGATCGCAAGAAATCTCGATGGACCCGCTTCGAAAAATCGCGGAGCATGACCGGCGTCATCGCGCCGTCGCCTCTTCGGTCGCCAAGAGAGCAGCCCAACCTACAGCGGGCAGGGGCTTGCCGGCAGCCGCCAACCTTTTCTTGAAGGCTTGCTCCGCCTTCCTCTTGGCGTCTTCGCGGCTGGATGCCGTCACCGTGATGCGGCGGCGGCCAACCAAGAAAACGAATTTCCGCTTGTTGGTGTCTACGCCGTAGCGGAAACCAGCGTTAAATAGTTTGCGGGCTGCGGCTTTATCCAGATCCGCCTGCTCGGCAGGGGATAGGCAGGACCACCAGTTGTCAAAGGCGATTTGATTTCTTCTCATGTCCGCTCACAACTCGGCAGTGTCGTAGGCTTAGGCAGCAATGTCGGTTGTCTCGCCGTGCTGCGATATCAGGCGCGGCGACGCCATGTCGCCGGTCTCTTCGTCGACCATGACTGAGTACGCAGCGACGCCGATGACGCGCGAGGCCATGGCAGCCGCGATCTTCTCGGCGGAGACTGCATTCGAGGCCTGCCTCATCTCGCCGGGCACGATCTGGCCTCGGTTCTTTTTGAATTGGAGGACGATGAATTTTTCGCTGGCCATGTGGAGCATCCTTCTGCGTTCCTATTTTGTTCTCTAATTAGAGAAGAGTCAAGCGCCCTCTGCCTCAACGCGGAGGGCGCTTTTTTTGTTTTCTGCGGGTGGCCCTGCAAACCCGCCAAATCTTGACAAATTTGTAAAAACTATATAGAGATGATTATCGGCCTCACCAGCCGTTTTCACCACAAACAGAGGAGGCCGATATGACCGCACCTGGTAGACCCACGTTCAGACGCATCGCATTCGCATCCCTCGCAATCGCTCTTTCGAGCGCCGCCTATTTCGCCGCCCCAACTGTAGCAGCTTACACCGCACCTCCGGCCACCGACGCTGCCACTGTCAAAGTCATTCTCACTAACGGCCATGGATCCGGCGTCCATATCGGCAATGGGTTTGTCGTTACTGCTGCGCACGTCGCCGGAGACGCTGCAACCGTGGAACTGAAGACAAAGGACGGCAAGACCCGGCCAGCCGATGTCCTTTGGGTCAACAAGGCATACGACATCGCGCTGCTGCGCACGTCGCCGGAGACGCTGCCGGCCGCTCACCTAGATTGCCGCACCGTGTCGGCCGGCACTGTCATCGAGGCGATCGGCAATCCACTGTCGGTCGAATTTATCTCGGCGTACGGCAAGATTGCTGGCGCGCCGCGAGCGCAGGGGCCGTGGAAGTCCGTATTCGTCACCGATATCACAACAGTTCAAGGCCAGAGTGGCGGCCCAGTCTTTGGGCCGTCTGGCGACGTCGTCGGCATCACCGTCGGCGTCATGGGGGTGCCTATGGGCTTCTCGGCGTCACTGGTCGGCTATGGCTTCGTCGTGCCTTCGACTGAGGTTTGCGCGCTGTTGGGGCGGATGACTTGATGGCTGAGTACCGCATCGTAGAGGACAGATGGGCGGGGTTCGAAGTCCAGATCCGCACAAGGTGGTGGCCGTTTTGGCGACAGCCGAGGACTAACACACACTCCACGATGGAGGCTGCGGAGCGGTGGGCTTTGGCCTACGCGACAGGTCCAAAGGTCAAATATCTCGGCAAACTGCCCTAAAACACCCGGCCGCGCGAATGCGGCCACCAATCACCACACCACAGGAGACTCCATGTCAGAACCGATCGTCGTCGATATCGGCGCCGCAATGCAGACGCTCGAGGCCAATCCTGATCTCGCTGCGAAGATGAACGAGTTGATTTTCGGCAAGCTCGTCGCCGATCAGTTGGCGCAGCGCGAGGCGCTCATAATGCAGCTGGGCGAGGCACTGACGTTGGTGCTGGGCAACCTAGAAAAGTCGGCTGACCTGTTCGAAGACGGACAGAGCGAAGAGGCGTGGGAATGGGTTTCTGCGGCACAGCTCGCTGCAAAGCCGGCGCAGGCGGCACTCCAAGCTTACACCGGGCAGGAGACCACCGCTTGACCGACACCTACCATTCCATCCCAGAAGACCGAATCGACGAGGCCGCCAGACTGCACGCCGAAGGCAAGAGCCTCCGCAAGATCGCCAAGGCCATGGGCATCGGGTACGGCACGGCGCACAAGTACGTTCGTCGCGGTGCAGAGCAAGGCAAGCTTGGAACTAAGCCGGTGCTGCCGGGATACGCCATCAAGTCAATCGCCAGCAAGCATGGCGATGCCTGGATCAAGCAGACGAAAGCACCGGGAGAGGTGTTCGAACTGCCGGCCGGCCAGGTAGTCAAAGGCGTGTCCGCACTCGTCGACGGGCAGGGCAGGGAAGTCGCCAAGTGGATCAAGACTGCGACGGACAGCGACAATGCGGCCGCGATCTTCGCTGCCACGGTCGAAACACTTAAGGAACATCTGCCGCGCGTAACCATCATGCCGCCGCCGGCCAATGTCGAATCGGACCTTCTTAATCAGTTCACAGTCACCGACAACCATTTCGGGATGCTGTCGTGGCGCGAGGAGACCGGGAGCGATTATGATCTCCGGCTCGCCGAGCAACTCATTCTCGACTGGTTTGCCGCGGCGATCGCAAACGCTCCGCAGGCTCACACTGCCGTCCTTGCACAGATCGGCGACCTTATGCACCACGACGCGCTCGAGAGCGTGACACCGGCGCACAAGCATGTCCTCGATGCCGACAGCCGCCTGCAGAAGGTCATCCGAGTGGTCATCAGGACAATTCGCCGAATAATCGACATGCTCTTGCAGAAACACCAGCACGTCCACGTCATCATGGCGTCGGGCAATCACGATCCGGCCTCATCTGCTTGGCTGCGCGAAATGCTGGCTGCGATGTACGAGGGCGAGCCTCGTATCTCGGTCGATAACTCGCCGAGCCTATACTATGCCTATGAGTGGGGAGCCACGGCGCTGTTCTGGCATCACGGCCACAAGCGCGGCGTCAACAATGTAGATGCGACGTTGGCCGGCATGTTTCGCGAGCTCTATGGCCGCAGCAAGTTTGCCTACGCCCACATCGGCCACCTGCACAGCGACGAGGGGCGCAAGTCAGGACTGATGTATGTCGAGCGCCATGAGACGCTCGCAGCGCCTGACGCCTATGCTGCAGGCGGAGGTTGGCTGTCAGGACGGTCGGCGAAGGTCATCACCTATTCCCGGCAGTACGGCGAGGTCGGCCGGTCCACGCTGCGGCCGGAGATGGTCGCGGGCAAGTATGCGGCGGCGAATGACAATGAACCCGTTAGGAGGGCGGCGTGATGAGGTGAGATCAGCCAATGCCGAAAAAGCCCAGCCACGCGGCGACGAAAGGTGCACAGCGGTAAACGATGGCAATAGTGGCGAGTAACAGCATTCCCAAGGGGCTGCTCGCCTCTCCCTCAGTCTTGCCGTGCTTAAAACGAAGATGGTGTTTCATTGGTCACTCCAGCGAAGGTTTTGCTGGCAACCAGTATGACCATATGCCGACCCGTAGGGCTGGGGGTCAAGTGCAGTATCGTGGAGGCTTTCAAACCCCAAGATATTGTGGCGTTTCCCTGTGGATGACGGGGAAGAAAAAATAAGACAGCCAATCAGTTGCTTACCGAATTAAGCTGAGATGTGCGCCATCCTCGCGGGTTCCTATTTCGTCGTTAGCCGCTCTTATTACCAAGCCAACAGCCACACCAGCTGTTGATAACCACCACCACAAGAGGAGACTGAAATGGCTTTTGCACCAGAGACCACCGGCACGGGTGACCGTCCGCCGGCACCAAGAACGATTGCCGCCAACGATAACCCGGTGCCCGCCTACACCCACGCCGCCGCAATCAACATCTTCGCGGCCGACTGCCACGCCCGCAGCCGGAAGGCAGGCTGGTACACCGACCTCGCCACCGGCAAGGCGCTGGATCGCAACGTTCCGGAGATGCTGATGCTCATCGTCTCTGAGATCAGCGAGGCCATGGAAGGCTTCCGCAAGAAGCTGGACGACGACAAGCTGCCGCACCGGAAGATGATGGAGGTGGAGCTTGCCGACGCCATGATCCGCATCGGCGACCTGGCGACGTTCATGGGCTACGACCTCGGCGGAGCGATCGTCGAGAAGATGGCCTACAACGACAACCGCGAGGACCACAAGATTGAGAACCGGCTCAAGGCCGGCGGGAAGGCGTTTTGATGGAACTCCACCAGCTGATGGAAATGGGCGAGGTGGTAACCACCACTTTCGGCCCACTCGACAAGTACGTAGCCGCGAATGACAACGTGCCGGCCTCCATCCGAGGCCTGACGGGCAGCGGCAAGCCTTACCTCTACAGCGCCAAGGAACTGGCTGCGCGTGACCGGGAAACCGAGCCGCTGCACACGCTGGATGATCTGGCAAAGCTGCAAGGCTTCATCTATCTCGGCTCTCCGTATGCAAAGTATGATGCCGGCATGGATGAGGCGGCCCGCGTCGTCACCGAGTGCGCCGGCAGGCTCATGGCGCGTGGTATGCGGATCTACTGCCCGATTGCCCACGGCCATGCCGTCACCCGCTACCAGGATCTGCCGCGAACTTGGGACTTCTGGAAAGATCAGGACCAGCCTCTGATTGACGCCGCGTCATCGCTCATCGTTCTAGAGATGCGGGGTTGGTGGGATTCGGTCGGGCTCAAGTACGAGTTCGAAAGCTTTCTCAAGGCAGGCAAGCCGATTGTCTATATCGAGCCGCACGAGCTCGGCGTCGAAGAGCCGAAGCTGGGGAGGGTGGCATGACCAAGAAGAAGCTGACGTGGAGCGAAGAGCTTGTCGGCCGCAAGCTTCCCGCCGATGCCAAGTATATCGACACCATCATGGCTGGCTTCGTTCGGGACGACGGCACGTTCTGCGGCCGCATGGAGCCGATCGACAGGTGGCTTCGAGCGCCTTGGAAGAGCTGCCGACGCGCTGGATGGGTCAAGGCCAGCATCCTCAGCTTCGGCAAGAACGCGACCATCTTCTTCTTGACAGAGAGCGGCGAGGCTGAGGCTCTGGCGGCGAAGGGTCGAGTGAAGTCGGCTAGGGAGGCTCGCGAGCAGTGGAGCCTCGATTGGACCAAGGCGTGGCAGTCGAAGCAGGAGGCAGCATGATCAATCCTTTCGGCAACATCATCATGGGCGTCCAGGTTATCGAAGATCCGAATATGAAGGAGGTCGTCGGCGAGGATTGGTCAAAGGTCCGCTCGCCGGCGCGAGCCCGACGGCGCAGGCGCAAGCACAGGCAGAACATCCTGCCTCTCTACGCGCCGATGAAGGAGTTCTACCACATCGGCAACCAAATCATCTGCCATCCTGCAATGGCGGCGCAGCTGAGGGCAGCGATCCCTGAGAGGAGGGTAGCATGACCCTCACCATGGAAAAGCTCATGGAGATGGGCGAAAACGCCAGCGTCCAGATCGCCGCCGGCCCGGCCTACCTTCATACCGGTCATCGTCTTGAGCCACGCCTATGGGATGACCTGCGGCAGGAAATGCAGCGCCGGTTGCGCCGAGCAACAGGCGAACCGCATGCCATCGTCACGTTCTCATTCGGATCGGAGGCCACATGAACACCATCAAACCCGGCGACGACATCGTCTGCATCGACGACGGCATCTATGCTGAGCAGTACCTCGGGATCACCGAGGGCCAGGTCTATAAGGCCCGATGGGTCGGCCCGGTCACCAGCTACATGAACGGCGACTACATCGGCGTCAGGCTGGAAGGCATCAACCGGGGCGTCTGCCCTGAGTTCGGCGACGAGGATCCGCCGTTCAACGTGCGCCGGTTCCGGCCGGTGGTGAAGCCGGAAGTGAAGGCCGGCAAGAAAGTGGAGGAGGCACTATGACCATAGAATCACAAGACGATGGCTGCATTGCCGAGGTACCGTTCGAACTGCGCGGGCTCGGCGCGGCAATAGGCAAGGTGCCAGCCAACGACAATAGCTTCTTTGACCGTGCAATGTCGGCGCCCGGAAGCTTGCCGTCCAGTAATCCGAAGCGTGCCTTTGGGGTCCGCAAGCCGTCCGCTCAATTCATCCCGCCAGTGGCCATCGTTGAGGAAAGTGCCGTCATGGCTCTCGGTGCGGCGAAATACGGGCCCTTCAATTGGCAGGACGACCCGGTGGACGCCACCACCTACTACAGCGCGGCGATTCGCCACTTGCTGCAGTGGTTCTCAGGCGAGGACCGGGACACTGAAAGCGGCGCCTCTCATCTGGCTCACGTCAGGGCGTGTATGGGCATCTTGCTCGACGCGCAGGCGGCAGGCACGCTGATCGACGACAGGCCGAACTGCGCGTCAGCCGGTGATGCGATCGAGAGACTGAAGAAGGCAGGATAATCTCCCGCAGCAGACAACCAAGCCCGTCAGCCGCACCGCTGGCGGGCTTTTCTTTTGGCAGCTATTGCATCCGTGAGTAGATACGGGCTATCCAGATAGTACAGCCAAGTAACCCAGTGGCTGGTTTGCAAACGAACGATAAGCACTTGAAATCTAGTAGGTGCTTTTAGACGCAGTTTGTAAATACACTTCCAAAATCATTGAAAAAAACGGTATCTTCTAAGCAGCAGGTCGCAGGTTCGAGTCCTGCAGGGGTCGCCACTCTCTTATTTGTCTATATCTCACATGCAGGCAGCTTGTTGTACCAGAACACGGGTACAGAACTCGTGCCCAGCCCAGCCCAGTCTGTCGCGCTTGCTGCCAGCCACCACCCTGCTTATCGGCTACGCACGGGATTGCCGTAGAGTGGGACCGGATAGACATAATCCCCTCTGCTCGAAAAACCTTTGCGGTAGAGGCAGGCTCTCAGCGCAGCCTGATTGAGGAAGTTGTCGAAAAAGGGGTGTACGCGCGGCGGCGTTGAAGCTTCAAGCGTGCATTCGTCGCGTGCGCTCAAGAAGCGATTTTCGACGTCCGATCCTTTGACAATTTCCAGGCTTCCATAGGTTATCGACGCAGCGGAGGCGCTATTGCTCAGCGCTGGAGCCAATGCAACCAGTAGCGTTGACACAAATGTCAGCTTCATAGGTGTCTCCCTCAAATCGGCAGATGGCAACGGTCCAAATCCGATCTTGTTCCCGTTAGGGTGAAATTTTACCCGCGCTTGTTCGCATATGCGAAAGGACTTTTGGAATTTCGCTGCGGTGCATTCTAAGCTATTATCCAGTTCATCGGTTCCGTTGCGTCACGCAGGGGAAGGTAATTTTGGTGCCGGGAGCAGGAGCTTCGTGTTTGGCGCCTTCAATACACTGAAATGGTTTTTCGCGGGCCGCGCGGGGTGGCCCGGACCTTTGCATTGTCTTTGAGCCTTCGAGTGGGGATACATATGAACAGAAATATTCTCGCCCTGGCGGGTGCGGTTTTGCTTGCCGCCTCCATCTCTAGTTCAAGTTGGGCGGATGAACGTCCATTGATATGGCAGCCGATCAAGAACTCGGACACAAGTTACGCCGTGAAGCTGGGACTCCGGCTGCCCGTGCGGCTCGAAACAGAGGCCGGATTCAATGTCGGTGTGGATTCGTCGAAGACTGGTGAGGTGGTGAATACACCTCTCAAGTTCTGGAGCAGGATAAAAACCGAGGATAGGAAGCGCCCCGCTTACCAGATGAGCCGTGATATCGGGATCAATATGGATGGCAATGCAGGCAGCGCTGCGATCAGCATGAACTATTATGAAAAGCAGATTGCTACGCCAACCTTCAATCTTGAGCGTCAATCCAGCTATGTGGTTCGCTATGACGGTGTGCAAAAAGACTGGGCAGGACTGGACGCGAGCCAATCGATCAAGTTGAGGCAGCGTGAGAGCGGAACCGCCTTCGTAGCCGTTGCCAATGGTTCGGCGAATTTTTCGGCAGTTGCTGCCAGTTTCGGGATCGAGCAACCTCTCGGCGAGAACATAACGCTGAGCGGCAGCGTGAACCGAAACTTCACCGATGCAACGACGGTATCGAGCGTTAACGCGAGTTATTCCTACAAATGGTGAGATGAAAAAGGGCGCTTCAGGCGCCCTTTTTCATCTCGATATTTAGCTGTCCTCAGTGCAGGATCTGGCTGAGGAAGAGTTTTGTGCGCTCGTGCTGCGGATTATCGAAGAACTCGGCCGGCGAGTTCTGCTCGACGATCTGGCCCTGGTCCATGAAGATGACGCGGTTTGCGACCTGGCGGGCAAAACCCATCTCATGGGTCACGCACAGCATGGTCATGCCTTCTTCGGCAAGCGAGACCATGGTGTCGAGCACTTCCTTGACCATTTCCGGGTCGAGCGCCGAGGTCGGTTCGTCGAACAGCATGATCTTCGGCTTCATGCAGAGCGAGCGGGCGATCGCCACGCGCTGCTGCTGGCCGCCGGAGAGCTGGCCCGGATATTTGTTGGCCTGTTCCGGGATCTTGACGCGCTTCAGATAGTGCATCGCGATCTCTTCGGCTTCCTTCTTCGGCATCTTGCGAACCCAGATCGGAGCCAGCGTGCAGTTTTCCAGGATGGTCAGGTGCGGGAAGAGGTTGAAGTGCTGGAACACCATGCCGACCTCGCGGCGCACCTCGTCGATCTTCTTCAGATCGTTGGTAAGCTCGATATTGTCGACGAGGATATTGCCCGACTGATGTTCTTCCAGCCGGTTGATGCAACGGATCATCGTCGACTTGCCGGAGCCCGAAGGCCCGGCAATGACGATGCGCTCGCCCTTCATCACCTTCAGATTGATGTCGCGCAGCACGTGGAAATCACCATACCACTTGTTCATGCCGATGATTTCGACTGCAACCTCGGTCGAGGAAACGGTCAGTTTTTTCGTTAGGGCTTCAGCCAT